CAAGACATACATAGATGTAGGCTGGGAAGGTGTTCCTATTGTGCATAGAGCTAGGTTTCAGGCTATGGCAGACCTATCCGACTACAATCAGATTATGGCTGCTATTAAAAAAGACCTGAACACAGGACAGCTTATTAAAAAGAATATAAACTCTCCACACGCTTTAGCACATCAGAGATTAGTTGATAAAGGAATAATAGATACACCTTACTATTTCAATATCCCTATATCAGATGCTCAAAAGTATTATGGTTATCTTGCTGAAGCAGGTATTTTACCTAGACACCTTACAGAACGTATGGATGCTAATAACTTCCTACGTATGCACGCCTTTATGTTAGAGGGTGCATCTGGTGGTACTCAGGCAGGTGAGATTCAAGCTAGAGCACTAGCACACTCTATTCCTGAACTAGAGGGAGTCGCTGCTAGAAATCCGGGAGTATTTGGAACTCTAGGTGCTTTCCTAAAGATGCCTGATAAAGATTTAGACTCCTTTAAATCTATGGGGGATTATCTCTTTAGTAAAGGTATTTCAGCAGCACTCACACCTATGGCTTATACAGAGCAGCTTACACGTCTAACACACATGTACACTCTGGAAGAGTTAGGTGTAGGTAAACTAGAAGCGTTCTCTAGAATATCCAAGACGCACTTTAACTATGATATTAAAGACAGAGCTGCTGTGTACGCACAGATGCTGTTTCCATTCTTTAACTTCAGAAAGTTGAATCTGGATTACTGGATGAACGTATGGACTAAAGATGCACACTCTGTTCATAATTTGTTACGTATTAATCAACAGGACTTCAAAGAAGCTGTTAATGACCATTACGAAAAAACAAGGAACGGACAGTGGGTTGATATGAGTTACCTATATCACGCTATGGTAGGTAACCCTAGAATACCAAACCCTGCTGGGAATCCAGGGCAAGCTGCGTGGCTGAAGTTAAACCCATCTTTCTATGATGCGTATAACTTCTTATCTGATCCAATTAATCAGGGTATGCAGGATCTCTTTAGCCCTCTTCAGAATGTGTTACAAGATACTAGCTTCTTTAAGAGTACAGTACAGGCAGGTATATTTAATCAGAGCTATGGCAATAATGGATTACGTGACTTCTTACCACTCATAGGTTCAACCATTTTACCTATGCACGAGAATAAGCTACGGTATATAGATAAAACCTATACTAGGTTTAGGAATGATACCTTTGCTAGGCTGTTGAAGTCACCGCTATCTTTTGCACAGTTGCCAACTATCCTTGCTTTCTCCAAGATAGACTTCGGAGGTGATTATAATAAGTTTGATATGTTCCTGAACGCTAACGGCTACAGCTACGATTTCTACACTCGTCAGATAAAACCAACAGCGGAATGTAAAGCACGTGATGCTAAAGAGTTATCTGCTTATATGTATAAGAAGCATGGATTAGTCTTTGACTTTATCACAGGAACATTCATACCTGCGTATCTATCTAAAGACCCTGTGACTAGAAATGTGAGCTTTAAAACAGCACACAGCTCTGCACAATGGTCTGATATACAGGCTCTTGCAGAACTCTATAAAAATAAAAGATATGATTTTGTATCTGGAAGTTTTGTAGATATAAAAGCACCGGGAGCTATCTTTGATAGAAAGCAGTATGAGAAGTGGCAACACTCCCAAGGTTATGAGAAGGAGTATCTCACTAACACTTGGGTGCCTATTGGAACTGCTAGAGCTCATAGCTACGGTGAGGCTGCAGAGTACATGCGTACCAGAGGTATGGAGTGGGATTATATTCTTAAGAAGTATGTGCCCAGTGGAACTGCATTAGCACATAACTATAAAGAAGCTAATAAGCTCTATGCAGCACACGGCTTGGAATATGACTACGCACGTAATGCGTATGTACCTAAAGGTAGAGCTACAGTAAATAACTTTAATGAGTATAAGAAATTCCAGAGAGAGCGTAATGGACTTGAATGGGATTACGCAACTCGACAGTGGGTACCACTGGGTACTGCTAAAGCATCTAGCTGGAAAGACTTATACGGAGATGGTTGGCATAGACGTAGACACTTCCACAAACATTGGAAGAGACGTAAAGGACATAAGTTTAAGAGATTTGATACGTGGGAGGAGGTTGTAGAATTTCAGCGTGGACGGGGACTTGCTTGGGATAGCATAACTCGTAAGTGGGTTAAGCTAGGAACAGAAGCTACTTGGGATGACCTAGTAGAGTACAAGAAGTCCAAAGGATTAGGCTGGGATAGAATTAATAAACAATGGGTTGAGCTGGATAAGGTGCCTACTTGGGACCAGTATCAGAAGTATAAAGAGTCCCAAGGATTAGAGTGGGATTACATACAGAAGACTTGGGTACCTAAAGGTTCTGCTATAGGTAAGAAGTGGAAAGACTTCCAGAACTATAAGAAGTCTACAGGTAAAACCTATGACTATGTACAGCAGCGTTATGTAGGTGGTAAAAAGATGAGAACACCTAAAGCACAGTTTAACTATGATTATCATATGAAGTATCATGTAGGTAAGATTAAACCTAAACGAAACTACCTAGACTCCATGATAGATAAGTATATTAATAATCAGGATCCTAATGTGCGTTACAACATAACGACAATGCCTAGTCTAAACATGTATCAGGTTAAGAGCCTGCGTACTAAACGCCCGGTACCTCGAATGAGGTTACAGGAAGTACAACGGATGCAAACATCCTTTGTAAAATACTATAAAAAAAGCCAGAGCATTTAAGCTCTGGCATTTCTTTTAAATATCTTCAGCAATGTCTGTATGTGTTTCTGATTCCACCTCTGCGATATCTCTCTGTAATGTAGTTATATTATCTTCTAAAGCATCCTTTGGCTTGTGTGGTGCTATCTTATCCCATGCTTTAGCTGCTGCTATAACTACTTGGTTCTGGGTATGTTTATCCTGCCAGACAAACCATGTGCACATTTCCCATTCTTTTTCAAAGAGTACAGTTAGATATCCAAACGGTGCACCTAGGTGATACATCTCCATTTGTACCTGCGTGTAGTAATAAGGTGGTATTCCATACCTATTAGCTTTCTCTATGATAGACGCTGTGCTGTCTGCAATAGACTGCGGTATAAGCCCATCTGTTGCGTAGCCTGTGCTTTCTCTCCAGTCTGCTTTAGTTCTATCATAGTGTCTAGCTCCCTGCTCTGTACAAACTTTAATCTCATCTGGAATGTAATGCAGTGTCCCGTCATCATCATAACACTCCATAACTCCGTCAAAGTTTACAGTCAGGAATGGGAAGTCATTATGCCTATACATATTAGCAGGTTTCATGATACGTCTTCCTGAAATCTGGCTGTGCTTCTGTATAATAAAAGGCTCTAGATCTACTCCCTTTCTAACAGCAACCTGATCGCTAACTGCAGCTTCTTCAGGTGTTAGATAGTTCCTAGACTTTTCTTCTATGAGTTCTTCTAACTTTTTGTAAGGGTTTACACTTACTAGTACTGAGGAGTCGGAACAGCCAAGTCCATTCTTACGAAGTAGAGCATAGACTTCATTAGGAAGCTGGTCTATGTCTTTTACTGCAGTGTGGATAGGTAAGATGCTCGTGTCCAGATAATCTGTGTTCATCTCATCTAGATGCGGTGCATTAGCTTTTGCCCACTCATACTGTTCTGCTACTGTCATTCTTCTTTCCATTAATCAAATACCTCACTATCTTCTGTAATACATAAGTCTCCTTCATCATTATAGTCAAGAATGGCTCTACGTTCTATGCCTTCATAGTTGTAAAACAGTTCCTCTTGTTGGGGAACTCTAGGATGTTTAGGTTCATACTCTTCAGGCATGATACTTTCAAACATCTCTATAACTCTTTTCTTTAGAGATTTAGCGTGCTTTGGTTTGTAGTTATCTGTAGTTATCATAGCTATCTACCTCCACTGTTCTTAATTTAAAATCTTTACTGTTGTTATTCTTAAATGTTACAAAGTGTAGCATGTGTCTATATGCATCTAGGATATGCCTATTAATCTTTTTGAATCCATCTTTTATTGGAAGTGCGTACCCTTGATTTACTCCTAAACCTTTGAGTAGGTTTCTCTTTAGAAGTACCTCTGTGGACCAACGAGCTTTAATCTCTATGGCTCTTTGAAGTATTAAAGGTATGCTAGTGTTATAGCAATATACCTGAATCGCACCAATAAGTTTTGAAGTCTCCATTTTAGAGTAGCTCTGTACAATAGCTTTCTCATAGTAGAGTACATAGTCTTCCAGAACTACAACAAGTTCTTCTCCGTACTTGCTATACATTTCCTCAATGAGGTCTATGTGTTCACTCCAATAATGTTCTGCTGCTATAAACTCTACAGCATCAATCTTTCCAAAGCGAAGTACTTTACCATCACCTGTCGCAAGTACCCAGCCTGTACAGCCCTTGCCCTCTTCAAAGGAGCCTGATGGGTCTATTGCCAGTACGTACTGATATGTCTTATTCATTTGTGGAATCATTTTTCAACATCCTTTCTAAATCTTCTAGTGTTTCAATCTCTTGTTTCTCTGCCCAATTAGTAGTAGTTACTTCCATGTCAGCTACAATAGGTACTTTAGTATCATTCCAGTCTTCCATGATTCTCTTAAATTCAAAGAAGTGTTCTATACCATCTTCAGGATTCCATTCCCATGACAGCTCGTCATGTATCTGCATCTGCCATTTAGTTTTAAGATTGTTAGCTTTAGTGTATTCCCAAAGCTCTATAATCTTTTTCTTTAGGTAAAATGCAGCACTACCCTGTATCAACATATTAATCAGCTTATGTCCTGATACATTGTAGTAGTGTACTCCAAATAAGTTAGTAGTGTTAGAGTAGAGTTGAGCTCTGTTGTAACAATAGCTGTGGTACTGTTTTACTCCTGGAAAAGCATTGTAATAAGCAGCGTCAATCTTCTTAACTTCTTCTAAAGACTTATCAGGAAACATCTGTCTTATACGTCCTAGCTGTGCTCCGTAATTTTTAGCGAAGTTCGTGCGTTTGCCTATATCATAACGTGCTTCTTTAAATCCTTCGTCTCCAGGTTTGAGTCCTGTTGCTGCTGTAGTAGTAGCTCCGTGTACATCTACAGGCTCCCAAGGTAAGTTATCCTCATTATGATACCAACTACCATCATACGCTTCTTTGATGTGTACAGGATTGTTATAATCAAATAACTCTCCTGAAGCTCTATGGCATTTATAAGGCATGTATGCTCTACAAAGGTTTTGGTCTGGATGATTCACTAGAATCGTGTATAGTGCTTGGAATCTTAACTCAATCTGTGAGTAGTCCAGATACACTATAGCACTATCTGTTTCAACCATGTATCTTGGGTTGAAGAGGTCGTTACCTTCTCTATCCTTAATACCGTTTCTAGGGAACTGTTGGAAGTCTGAAGTAACTCTTCCAGATACAGTACCTACTTGATTGATCTGAGTATAGAGTCTGTCCTTGCCTTTGATGAGACGTTCCTGAAAGCGAAGTATGTATGTACTGTACCACTTCTCTAAAGTTCTTAACTCTTGTACTAACCAGATAAACTGTTTTAGTTCTTCATTCTTGGTAGTGTTATATAGTAGTTTAAGTTGTTCATCATTTGTAGAAGTTAATTTAGTTTCATATTTTGTGTTTATGATTTGTTTGATTAATGCGTGTTGCCCTACACTTAACTCTTGTTCTGCAAGTTCGTTTAATTCAGCTCGTAGAGTTAAGATGTATTCTTTCATACGCACTCTAGACTCTTCTAGGTACTCTGTGTTGCATTTGAACCCTACTCGTTCCATACGAACGATAGGCTCTAATAGAGCGTTTTCAATGCTTACAGCGTTTTCATTATCTCTAGCTTTTACCTTTGGAATTAAGAACCAAAGTATTTCTAAAGTGTAAACAATATCATATGCAGCGTATCGCTTTAGGGTTTCAGTATTGAGTTGGTCATACTGAATCATATCACTTTCTACAATACTGTTCACTTTAGGTTGTAACCAATCTGGAAGTCTACTATGCCATTCTATATAACGTTCTCTTAAATCTTCAGGTAAGTCTTCTAATTCGAAGAGACAATCTTTAGTGTATTCATTTAATTGTTTTAATGTAATACCTAAAGCCTGTTTAAGTTGCACGTTGTACATCTTGGCAATATCTGTTCGTTCTTTCTTTAGAGCAGACTCATGTACTTTAGCGTCTTTATCTACATAACGTGTAGTGTAATCTTTTAGACTTAATGGTGGTCCACCTTCACTTGTATGCAGTGCATCATGTCCGTACCTTATGTAAAACTGGGTGTCAGTTAGTGTTAAGGTGTTTGGTTTTATTTTGAATACATCATGACCTACGTTCATCAGCATGTGTATATCAAAACTTATATTATGTCCTGCAAGTAAAGTATGTTTTTGTATGAGCTGGGTAAGCCATACGTCTAGTGCTTGCTTACCTATTTCAGTACGTAAGTCTATTACGTAGGCATACCCTCTCATACGCTCTGGATCTATAAATCCAAATTGGGCTAGGAACGGAATGTCTTTTACAATGTGTAATCCTGTAGTCTCAGTATCTACAGCACCGTATTCAGAAGCATATTTGTTATATACTTCTATCATATTTTCTATGTCCTGTTCTGTATCTACATTACAGAAATACCATTTAAATTGTAACATTTTCTCCTAGCCTCTCTGTGTAAGTGTTGCGGTCAATTTGATTGATACCTAGTCTGAATCGTTCAGTCGGTATCATTTCGTAATTTGAGAATTTAATAAATAGTCCTTTAGCTAATAGATTTGTTGCAGAGTTTAAAGCCTCATTGCCTAAACCTGTAGCAGAGCCTAATACATTTTTAGTAATACCTGCACTCTGTTCTAACTGCATAACTAGCATAGGGTACTTATCAAATATAGTCTGTAGTAATGCAATTCCATCTTCGTCAATCTCTGTGTACTTACGTTCGTGATCTACAAACTGTTTGAACTTGAACGTATCGTTGTCATATAAATCAACGAAGTATTTTACTGCAAGAGCTACATGCTCGTTTGTTACTACAATATTCTCAAAGGATTCATCAGTACTACATAAGTAGCCTGCTAAAGCTATAGATATTCTAGTCAGCTTCTTCCAAGCCTCTGTTCCAAATATCTTGATATGACTGTTGTACACTTTATTTAAATCACTAGCAGCCTCCATAATAGCTTCTATAACTCCATCTTCAAATACAATTTGTTCAGGAGCCCTAGACCAAACCCAACGAATCTTATCTCTATAAGCCTCTTTAGGAAATGGATCTAATGGAGTCCACATAGGGTTAAATGTGGTGTTACCTTTATCTGATAAAATCAGTATTATGTCATACCTGGCTATGTCCTCTGCAGCTTCAATTAAGTCTGTGACTATTTGAACTCCGTTCGGATAGCTGGCAATGCTTTTGATTTGTCCTTTTTCATTTTTAGGATTTGTTAGTGATAACATTCTCACCATTGCTGGCATGGTTATTGTTCCAGAAACTCTAGTAATACGTACCTCATTACTTGATCTGATATCTGTTAATTCAGTAATTACAGTTCTATTAGATTTTCCAAACTCTTCAAAGATAATCATACCTTTGTGATTCTGCGGTATGATACCTGCACGAGTTTGGAACCCGTTACTGGTTTTGTTACTACCTCCAACTAATCCTGGAATTGTTGCAGAGTTTCCTGCTAGAGATGTGAATGTACCTAGTCCGTATAACTCTCTTAAACAGTTAGCTGTGCTAGACTTACCTACCCTAGACTCACCTACAATAAGTGTATCTAGGTACGCTCTTATGTTTTGGAATCTACCCATATTAAACATAAGAGGAGTGTGGTAAGTTAAGTCAATCGTCTGTATAAGTTGGTTGTTACCATCATAGCCTAGTAGTCCTTTAACTCTTTCTGTAATTTCAGTTAGCTTATCTTTAGCCCTGCCGGGGTCCGCTTGGAACATCTTTAGGTGTTCCTTTACATCTTCTGTTACTTTGAAATTTGAAACAGAATCATTAGCATCTTCTGCGTCAACTATAATCATTGTAAGCTGTTGTCCCTTATAAGGGTGTGGTACTAACTTATAAGTTACAGAGTATTTTTTACCAGACTCTAATCGCTGATTAATAGAATAACAGGTGTACTCCATAGGCTGATTAGTTTCTGTATTCTGTGTTTCAAATAAGTCAGAAGCATAAGCCTTAAAGATTGTAGCTCTCTTTAGAACCGTTTGCCTAACAAACTTTTCTTTCTGCATGACTCCGACAATATCCCTGATGTTGTCTTTGATTACAGTCTCTTTAAAGTTATTATCTACTAGGTGTAAGATGTCTCTACAGTTTCTAGGTTTGAGTTCCCATTCTTTAGTATCTCCTATACGCATAGTATCATTTCCATCTCCTACAGCATACTTCTCTAGGATAAGTGCTGACGGACAGGAAAATGTTGTATCAGTTACAGCGGTGACTTGTATATTTGTTTTACAAAGTACACCTATGTGTTCTGGTTTAGATGCTTCTAGGAGTGTCCACTCTGGTAATTCTGGTTTCTCCTCTGGAGGTGGTACAAATAACTCCGTTGCTTTTATACACTTAACTAAATCTTCTTTGGTGTGATTGTACTTTGTGAAGTAGTCTGTTATGTCTTCTTTATTCTCCATGCCCTCATGGAATTTAGTGCAGACTCTTACTGAGTTCGCTATGCCTGTTAGCTGTGTTGCTAACTGTGTAGCTCCTTTGAGTCCTGCTTCATCATTGTCATAACAGATAACTACGTTACGATCACGAAATGGTGCTAGGAATAATGGCTTTGCCATTTCACCTCCTGTTAAGGTGATTGCATTGAGTCCGTTGCTACGAGCAACTGCCATGTCTTTTTCTCCTGCACAGATTATAGTTGTACGCTTTGTAGAAGATTCTACCCACTGGTCATAAGGTATTATTAGCCCAGTGGGGGAGCCTTGCCTACCTTTCAGTTTAGGCGTTCCCCCTGGGTGATAGCTTCTAACATCTAGGAGCTTTCCATACATAATCACTGGAAAGTCAATTGAGTGTAATGTCATATTAGTTGTTTTTAGTTTAAGTTCTTCTATGACATCATCACTAATTCCTAGCTTGTTACAAAGCTCTTTTGTCTCTGGTTCTAATGTTTCTCTAGACCAGGTGAGTACATCTTCTTCTGTATTAAAAGCAGATTGGATTCGTTTAGCTTGTACTAGCCCTGTTTCTAATACCTTCTGTATGAACTGTGTTTCAGATAATCCCTCTCCACAGGACATACAGTGGTATAACATTTTTTCTGTATTAACAGATGCTGATGGATTTGATTCATAATAAGTTAGTCCATTCACAGTTGTGTGTGGGAATGGACACATTACTTGGACTTCTGTTTTACTATCTGAAATATTAAAGTAGTCCAGTAAAAAACTCATTTAGATCTCCTCATCTTCTAATGCTGGTGCAGGTGCTGTTGGTTCTGGTGTAGCTTCAAATGGAATATCATCTTCAACTTCCTTGAAGCGGTCAGCAATGCTAGGCTCTGGTACATAAACATCTAGACTTAGATACATCTCATTTCTGATATCAACTACAGACTTGTCACCATACTGTTTGTTGCTATCTATTTTGAGTTCTACCATAGCCTGCTTACCTACAAGTATCTTTGTAAGGTCAGCCAGCTCAAAGTCTCCTTCAGGCTGTATACCAAAGGCAGTTAGGAACTGCTTTAGTTTGAAAAGCATAAAGCCTTCTGAGGCTTCCTTGAAGATATCAAAAACATAAGCTCCACCCTTGTCTTCATCAGTTACCTGCTGCATACCTACATTTAGGTATGGGTCTCCAACTTTGCTTGTCTTCATTTCAGCTTTCTTAATTTCCATCTTGTGCCAGCCCTCAATTAGTAGGCTATTTGCTGGTTTTTCTGCGTTGTTTAGTGCGTCAAAATTAATCATAATATTACTGTCCTTTCTGTGTTACTCGTAGCATAGATTCTGTGAATGTAGCGGTTAGTCTCTGGATGTATTCAATGTCATCTCCTACCTGTCTCAACAGATTGTGGTATGCATCTTCTACCTTTCTCTTTGACTCATATGCAGAGGTTAGATTATCCTTTAGCATTGTAATCTGCTGATCTGCTAGTGCTACTTCTTTCTTTAGATCGTTGATGCAAAGGATTAGTTCTTTCTGTGTCATCTTTGTGTAAGGCGTATGCTCTAGTTCTGCTAGTGTTCTAGTCTTTGTTCTAGGCTTTCTAGTTTTCTTTGGTGCCTCTGTTTTCTTTACTTCTGGTGTTACCTTTTCAGTTACCTTTTCTGTTGTTTTCTTTACTGTTTCCATTTTTCTTTTCTCCTTTTTAATCTACAGTTAGTTTAATGTATGCTTGCTTTAACGTGCTCAAAGGTAAGTCTTTTACCTTGGCATCCTTATAGCCTAGTTCTGTTAGTATTAACTTCCAAAGTGTTTTCTTGTTTGCGTTTTCTGTGAGATATCCTTTTACAGCGTCTTCATATTCTTTATGCTGTGCTGCTTCAATCTCTTCAGGGGATGTACCATCTTCCAGATATTTACGTAGCTGTTCACAAAGTTCTGGTGTGAAGTGGTATGTCTCTCCTTTTACAAACATAGCGTATCTTGACTTAACTACTTTAGCTACAGGTGGTGTAGTTGGTGTACCTGCCGTAATCATATGTAGTACCAAGTCAGGCTCGTACTTAATGTCTGCCTGCATAATCTGCTGTTCACCTAGAGACTGTACTGTTGTCTTACCCTGTTCATTAGTGCCAATTTCCATTTTCTCTTTGACTCTAACAGTTGTAATGCAATGCACTCTGTTGTCTCTTAAGAGTTCAAACAGCAGTCCTTTTTCTTTAGCTACTCTAGGGTCTCCCCACGCAGCGTACTCATTATTGTTTCTTGACGTTGTTTTAACATCATTCAGGATATCTAGGATACCTCCTTTATACTGCCATGCGTGTGAGATTGAGTCCATGATTACTACGGTAGCACCTGCCTTAACAGCTTCATCTCTGAAAGCTAGATAATGGGACGGCTTATAACCGATATCAGGTGTGAAGTTTCCGATCTGAAAGTCTTCAAACTTACCTCCTGATGAGCTATTAAGTCCACTAAATAGTGGAAGTGATCCGTTCTCTGTGTCAATAGCAAAGACCTTTTTATAGTCTCCAGCTAAAGCCTTACCAAGCACAAGTGCTAGTCCTGATTTGCCTGAACCTGTAAGTCCTTCAATCAGTATAGACGCCTTGCACTGTTTTCGTTCCGCTTTATGGAAACTAAATACTGGATTTTGTGACATAACGTACTCCTTTCTGCTTTAGATATTTATTATAATCATTAATGACGTCTGTTTCTGTGAATCTCTGTTCTAACAATGTGTAGATTTGTTCATCATAGGATTCAGTCATCATTAATTCGATTATCTTATGTGGCTTGCTTGCTTTGTCCTCAGTAGTGGCTACAAACCTATCTTCTGCCTGAAGAATATCTCCTATAGGTGGAAATTTATCAGCAAAGATAGCTGTTTCAGCTCTATCTAATGTAAGGGCTTCTTTACCTGCTTGTATATTTATTAAGAATATATTAAACCTACCTGCCTGAAAGTCTTGTTTATATGTTTCTCTTACTTTCTTTGGCGTAGCTCCTATAATCATAGCTAGTTTTGTTCTTGCTTTTAACTCATTATAGAGTAGTTTCAAGAACTGTGTTGATGTGCTAAATATGATAATAGGTTCATCAGGATAGTCTGAAATATATTGCTTAATATAATCTAGTTTAGGTGAGCGACCCTCAACGCCCACCAGAGCGGGATGTAAACAAAGCTGTCTTTCTCTTATTAGAGCTTCAAGTACATTCTTTGTTTCTAAATCTCCTACTCTGAACTCTGTGTGCAGTTGATTTATCGCTCTTTTTTGTTTCGGTGCTAACTGAAGTGGCACTCTTACATAGTCTTTACTAGGTAACCAAGGCATTACATCTTTACGTTTTCTCTGTGTAGAGTAGTCAGCTAGGATATTTTGTAGTTCCTCCTGCATACCTTTTTTAAAGTCTGTAAACTCTGTAAATGTCCTATGTTGTTTTCTTATCTTATCCCAGATTTGATGTACTTCACTATCAAAATACTTGTGTTTGAACTGCCAGTCTGTGTCTGTAGTTATTCCCAAAAAGTATAATATTGAGTAGATGTCATACGCTTTTCCTGGTGCAGGTGTTCCTGTCAGAGCTAGTCTGTTTGGTATCTTTTTTGCTAGTTTGAACATTGATTTAGCACTTGCTGAATCAGGTGTTTTAATTCTATGTGCTTCATCTAAAATCATATACTTCGGTTTAGCTTTTACGATTTCTTCTATAACACCTTTAGATACTACAGTTGTTTTACAACTATCTAAAGATATTACTAAACCGTGTGTCCAGTTTTCTTTAATGATTTTCTTACGTTTAGCTAAAGTACCATCACATACTACGCATGGTTTTCCTACCCAGCGTTCATATTCAGCAGCCCACTGATACAGTGATGATGCTGTAGCAATGATTAATACTTTTTCATTTTCTAATTTACGCAGCTTGATTGTTGCTAATGCTGTAGGTGTCTTACCTGTACGCTGTTCATTAAAACAAGCCATAGCAGGTTTTGTTACTAAAAACTTGGCATCTTCTTTCTGATAAGGTCTTAGTATTCTGGTAGTTCTTGTTTCTTTACCCATTCTTTTTCTTCCTTTGTAAGTTCAACTGTATTTTGTAGTTTTCTCAATTGTGCATCTAGCTCTGTTGCAGTCGGTGCGTGCTTCTGGGCTGATGTTAATGGTACGTAACAATAAATAAATGCAGGTCCTTTGTCGTTGTCTGTGTCTGCTTCAATTTTCTGAAGTGCGTTAATCAGTTGTGACTGTGCTACTGACCTAGAGTCACTAGAGTTAGCAACCATTTTGATTAGTGCAGAGTCTTTTAGTATCTGCATTTCAGAACTTCTGTATTTAATTACATCAGGTTCTTTTAGAAATGCTGACCAGTACTCTGAAGTTAGATACTTTAAATCAGTCAGGTTTTGGTCTATTCCTTCGCATAGTTCTGCAAGCTCATATTGATTTGCACCTATTGCAGTTTCTCCTAGACTTTTAAAAATTTCCCAGAGTCGCTCTTTCTGGGTTTTATTTAGTCGGATTGTTGTACTCATTTAATACTAATACCTCCTTTAAATCTATAATAGTTTCTATTAATATAACCATTGTTCTATGGTCTTTTGCAGTTAGGTTGTATATCCAATGTGGTGGAAGTACTTCTGCTCTAGGTCTGTGTTGCCCATCTCCAAGGTGATGTTTGACACTAGAATAAGACACGCCTAAAATTTTAGCAATCTGATATGGGGAATAACTAAGGTTAGTTAGCATTAGCACCCAGTACCCTTTTGCTATTTTCTTTGGGGCATGTCTTATTGCTTTCATTACCAATGATTTAATTTGTGCAGTATAGAGGTCCTCTTTGGCTAGATTAGCTATAGTAAATAAGAACTCTAGTAATCTTTGTATGTCAAAGCCAGCTCTATTTGAAAACATAAAGCAAATTTGCAGAAATTGTGCTTCTGCATATAGCGTGTAATTTAGTTCTTCATATTTTGATTTATACATAATATTAACTCTTTAAAAACATTTTACTGAACAGCTAAGAAGTTTTGCTGGGCTGGTGTCTGCTGCTCCTCCTCGTGAATCTCGCCTGGTAGCGATACTGATCCAGGTGAGTGAAGTGAGCCGGGTCGGAGAGCTCCTGGCGGATTCGTCGAGGGTGTGCGGTAGACGCTTAGCCTGCTAAACTTCGAGATTGTGAACATTGATCACTTTGCGTTACATTAGTGTTTTACATAATGCCTAAATTTTCTTAAAAATTAGAATTATTAGTATGTCTAAAATGTTTCGTTTTAATACTTCACAGGAATACTGCAGAGTGTTCATGTAGAACAGCTCAAAGTATATAATATTCTGACTTTATGTGCTATTAGCGTTGCACTTAATGCTTAACTCTTTGGGAGTTAAATATACTGAAGTAGATTTGTGTTAAAAAAAAATAGATAACTGTCTAAAAGTGTATAACTGTGAAATCATATGCGAATATTCAGTGTTTATTTATATAAGGTAATAACGAAAAAAAACAGCTATCTATTCTTATATAAGAACAGCCCTCTTTCTTCTTGTGTATGTGTGTTTCTTTTATGAGGGCTAGGTTCTTAACTAGGTTGTCAACATATCTTTTAATACTCTTTCTATATTCGTGTTATATTTTTCAGAGTATTTATTTAATAGATATGCTATGTAATCTGGCTCTATTGCTTTGGCATAAGCTAGGTAACCTTGAAACTCTTGAACTTCAGGTTTTGTCCAAGTGGCTCCTTCTACTAGGTTCTCATAACAGAAATTGTTTATTTTTGTTTTTAACGCTTTGTTGTTACGATGTCCTAGCGTGATCTGATTATCTTTATTGAGCATGAGTCCAACATTCCAGTTTCTTCCTGCTCTAGAACCATATCTTGTTTTCTCTTTGTTTATTTTGAATGGGGCGTTGTGTTTCTTTAAGATATTGTTTATCTCTTTGATTATGTCACTCCATTTAAAACTCTTTCTTGCACTAATGATAATATCATCAGCGTATCTCGTGTATGTGAAGAATGTTCCATACTTCTTACCTAGCTCTACGCATAAGTTTGTTATGTCATAGTCTATAGGTACCATACAAAGATTTGTAAGTGCTGGACTGATAGGTGTTCCCTGCGGTAGAGAGTCATTTAGGAGGCAAATGTCTAGCATTTTAGAGATGGCGTCTCTGTCTGTTCTGATGAGTACTCCTACAGGGTACACCTGCTCCAGCATGTTTAGTATATACGCTTTATTGTGTGATGGGAAGAAGTTTTTAAAATCAATCTTCAAGAACCAGTTTGATTTGTTTGCCTGATGTCTCTGTAGACTTTTTATATGACTTCTTCCTTTTACGTAAGCATAAGCTGCGTCATGAGCTCTGCCACTTGCTTTGAATTGTAACCACTCTGCTAGTTGTGACTGTACGCATTTTAACTCTGTTACAGGTGCATCTATTTTACGCAGTCCTCCTGAACGCTTTGGGATTTTAAAAGAAGTATAAAGCTCTCCTTCTGGTTTTATATTTTCCCAATTTTGTAAGATGTTGTTTAGAGTTTCAAGTGCGTTTGCTGTTTTAGAATATCTATAATCATCTGGAATTTGAATTGTAGTATATTCCCTTATTTCATTAGGTGGTGGTATTGGTTTATTCTGTAGTATCTTCTGAATACTTACGTTAGGGTAGTTGATTTGCTTTCTGTCTAGTGTTAATAACATTTTGTTTTCCTCCATTACAGATATAGAATCGAGACGCTGAGAAGACGTGTAAGGTTGTCTGACCTTTTGTTACATTAGCGTTTTGCGTAATGCTTTACACTATTATGTGGTGTAAATATTACTAATGGATATTAATTTTGTTTAGAATGAATCTAAAAACATATTAAACACGTTGATTGTTGCAAACTTTTTTAGTTTGGCTGTGTTTATAAAGTTTATAAAGTTGGCTACTTGCAAGCTCGCTAACACATGCACCGTAGGGGACACTGATAATGTCATTCCGCAGGCACTTGTTGGTGTCTCCTCTTTTGCTTCTTCATGAGTGAAACACATAGATGCTAGTAACTGCTCTTTATCCTTTTCATTTTTCCAATCTGCAGCTAGGATAGTTCCGTCTTCTAGTCCTAGTCTAATATCAAACATTGCTTTTATCTGCTTGTTCTTTGTAGCTATAGTTGTGATGTCTCGTCTGGTGTCAATATTATCTACAGCTAGAAATACATAACCTGATAGTCTGTCTGTTGGTGCACACCTTCCTTTCTTTATAATCCTACAAGAGTCATTAATTTTAAGTAAGCGTGCTGCAAGTGCATCTGTTTTTAACATACCTACTTCTGTGTTGTCATAGAGCTGATTTACTACATTGTGTGATTCTATTATATCAAAATCCCATAGTGTAATCTTATCTATTCCAGATCGTACTAACATATCTGCTAGAAATGAACCAGTAGCTCCACAGCCTACAATATGTACTTTTGTTTTACCTAGTTTCTTTGGGTCAAAATAGTCTTTGCTTTTGTTTAGGTTAATCATTATTTGTTCCTCCTATTAAAATAGTGATTACGTTCATCTCCTTCTGGATAGCCTGAGTACATCTCGTTTTCTAAAATGTCATCCCAGTCATCTATAGCGTAAGGGACTTCTCTTGTGTATTTCCCCCATATCGCTTGTTGTGGCGTTGGCTTTGGTTTCTGTAGCTTTTCTTTACTTTCTTTTTTAGCCCATTTAACTGCGTTTGAGTTAGGTAACATTATTTCTATGTCTGCTGTTTCGTACTGTATGTTTGTCTTTAGGTCATAGATTGTTGCCCAGACTTCTCTTTTCTTATTTACAATTAAAAAGATATAGAAGTCATCTTCTTTTAATTGTTTTAGATGGTCTTCTTGCAGGTTACGGTCAGTAGTGCTAGGTGTAGTTCCTATGTTTACATGTGAGTGCCCGTGCATACGCATTTTGTCAAAAGTGTTATCTTTAGGATCAAGCATGTATTTTTCTAGCCACTTGTTAAACTCTTTAGCGTCAGCAACTATTGATGTTGCCGTTACAGTCTGGGGATATACTAGAATGTCTGTGACTATAAAGATATTGTCTTTACGGTCTACTGTTCCGTGCCACCCTATCTCTTTAGGGTTAATGTCTACTAATGCCCACATTTTTGTATAGGCTTTTTCTGTAAAATATACTACAGGTTTCTTTTGGTTTGGCGGGATAATTGGTATCATGTGTTCCTCCTAATGTTTATAGTATTTTGCATGAAGATCTGTTTTTTCAAATTCTTCCATGATTTCAGGAAGTACGTCTGGTATGCTTACGTACTGTTCCGTCTCGGTGTTATAAAGCATGTAGTCATATTCTTGTAGCACTCGTGTTACAGTGCTTATAACATAGTTGTCACTTAAATTAAGCTGTTTACATGCGTAGTTTATCTGAACGATAGCTCCTTCTATGTCTCTGTTCTTTAAGAAGTCAGCTATTGCTTGTTCGTGCGACCCCCAACAGTTAAAACGCATCAGATGCGGCTGAGGCATATAATCGTCTTTATATGTTGCATATTCTTTTTTGCTTGCGTTATTGTTTAAAAGATTTAATGTACACTCGGTATATGTAGGTATTAAATACTTTCCTTGAGTTAGAGTGTGCCATAGAATTGCTATGCCTCTTTCAGATGTGTCTTGTCCTGCTACTCTTTGTAAACAACTATCTACTTTGTCTACATCCCAGTGTTCTAACGTAGTTAAGTTGTCAAGGTGTATCTCTTGTTTTCCAAAGTCTACTTGCATCTTTATGTTTGGAAAATATTTTTCTATGTATGCCTGTGCGTTTTTAGTATTATCTTCTAATTCTTGTATAGTACTGTAATCAGGTCCTTCCTCTATGAGTGTATTTAACTCCTGTGTTAATTCTTCTATTTTTTGTTCTTTGATTTTTATACTTTCTTCAAAGTTTTTGATTCCTTCCTTATATTCCTCTATACTTTCTTCTAGGTTTTTTACTTTAAGTTTTTGGTCATTTATTTGTACTCGTAAGTCTGTTTGATTTCTACGCCACTCACGTACACAACTTTCTTTTAGAAAGAACTTGTTGTTTTTAAATCTGTTAAATAGTTCCTCAAGTTTCTCGTTGATATTTTCTGCATTACAAAGCTCTGTAAATAAACCTAGTACATACGTTTTTACTGTGTCTGGTGCGTTATGTGCGTAATACAACAGTAGTTGTAATAGATTAGCTAAATTATTTAGTTGAGCTGGTATTGTTTCTACAAAGATCAGAAGTTTATTTATTTTCTCTCCGTAAATTTCTATATTAGGGTTTAATCTTACTGCATAAACATTTGCGTTGTATAAAGATTGTGCTAATGCTTTTGCAGTATCATCCTCTATGTATAAGTTTGTTTTAAACTTTGTATAGTTATCACTATTTATTAGTGTTATTGTCCTTTTTATTACAGGTAAGCGGTCTTTATCTACTATACTCAGTACAAAACTATCTCTATTTGTTCTTGTAACTGCCTCGTAGCCTAGGTCTTGTTCTACAGCCACAATAGATTTGTTATATGAAGTGTCTATTGATAATGTGTAGTTTTGTGCAGTTGTTGTTAGTAAGTGTAACATCTGTTTTATAAATGAGTGTGTTGTATTTTGTACTATACCTACGTCTGCTGTTGAGTTGTTAGATACACCTATATACTGTTCTTGGCTACAGTTGCATATAAGTGTTGGTAAAAATTCTGTTACAATGTAGTCTGTGTCATTTATGAACTCATTAAAATTTTTATAATTTGCCATAATATCCTCCTAAAAAAAAATAGGGGATTGCTCCCCTATTCTAAAAATTACCGTCAGACTTTACAGTCTTTGTCAGGCGATATTCTTCAGCATCACCCGCAAGCTCCTTAATAGTTTTATCAAGAGCAGATGCAGGTACTGCTACTCCGTTTAGAAACGGAAGACCTACATTAGGGTCCATGTTGTTATCTGCGAAAGCCTCCGCTACTGTTGTTGTTTCTGGATCAATAACTACAGTCTTTCTAGTGTGGTTGTCTGCTATAAATAAATTTTTCATGATATTATTTCCTTTCATCAATAATAAAAATGAAGAGGCTTATGCCTCCTCATTCACTTCCTCTGTTACAACTTCCTCGGTGTCTTCGAACATTGCGAGTGTTGCATCTACTGCTGCGTCATACTTAACAACTGCTTCACCGAACTTAGCTAGAACAGCGTTTAGTTTTGGTAGCATAGGTGCAATTGCTTTTGCCATATCTCTTTTCTCTAGTGGTTTAGCAAACGCAATCGTAATGTCTGTAGCTTCCTTACGTGCAGAGATCGTTACTCCTAGATTGAGGTCTTCTGTGTTGTAGTAGTTACCTTCTACAAAATTTACACGGAAAATCTCATTACCGTCTTCATCCTTGAGTACTGTTGCTTCTTTGTTGTTCTTTGCAACTTCCAGTACGTGTTTTGGATCATACTTCTCTAGGTCGATAACGGCTAGGTGCTTCAGCGTTCTAATCTTCATATTATTACCTCCTTGTGAAGACTATAAAATAAATGGTATTGTGAAGTAGGGTTTAGTTAAGTTACCTTTTGTTATTTTGTGAGTGCCCTACCTCACGCTCCCCGTATGGGACATTAATAAATTTCTTTTTCCATAAACCTATATAGAGCTTCAATAGCGTGTTCTATACCTAGGTTATATGGTTCATACTTTTCTTTGTTTCTTGTATTTCTATCAGGTTTTCTTTGGAACAGTTCACTAAAGAGCTCGTATAGTTCTTTATACTCTTCTTCAGTTACTGGGCAATCCTCGTGCTCTGAATAAAACCAATCTAATTTCATTTGACAGTCTGTTAAAGCTGAGTTGTAAATTTCCATAGGGTCATTTGTCCAGTCTGTGCTATGTTTAAACCATTCCATTTCTGATTTAATGAGTGCGTGTGTTACTGCTCTCATTTTGTTCACCTCCTAGAATATAGGATTAATAGGCTTTGTACTACCGCTGGTTACAACGCCCTCCGTAGGGGACTCTGTTTCTTCTAAAGCGTCTAGCTCTTTGTACTTACCTATCCAGCGAACTATAGCAGCTTTATTTAAGCAAGCACAAACAACGTCGTATTTAATTTCTGTCTTTCTGATGTAATATCTCTGGCGTGGTGTAGCCATGTCCCAAGTTTTAGGTAACATAATAACCTCCTTAAACTCCTGTGTGTCCGAAACCTTTATTTCCTCTAGTAGTTTCTGACAGTTCGTGCACAATGTGAGGTTCTATCTTTGTGTATTCCGTCACTACCATCTGTGCAATCCTATCTCCGTCTTTAATCTGCATTATGTGCTCGCTCTGGTTAATTAGAGGTACGTGTAGTTCACCTCTGTAATCAGAGTCAATAGTGCCTACGCCACTTATAAGTGTAATGCCATGTTTAGAAGCCAGTCCAGATCTAGCTCTAATTTGTGCTTCATAGCCCTCTGGTAGTTCAATGCACACGCCTGTCGGAATCAGGGCTCTCTGTCTAGGTAGAAGTGTTACTGGTTCTTCTAATCTAGCTTTCAAGTCCATGCCTGCAGCTCCTTCTGTGGCATACTCTGGTGTGTACTTTGTGTCAGTTACTTTCATATTAATTTTCATGTTATATCTCCTCGCTTGCTTGATTGAGTGCTATCGTATGTATAGTGATAAGTATAACATATACGCCCCTAAAGATAAGGTTATTCTCTAGGAGCACGTATATAAACAGAATAGGCGTGTCTATAAAAGCTACGAGTATTGCGTCAAGAACTAACAGATCATCTGCAAACATTAATACTATACAGCTTACAACAGCTCCAATTCCGTACAGCAGTATTTCTTCGTTACTGTGTGCCATAAATATTCGGAGCACTAATACAACCGTTATTAAGCACTGCGTAACTCTAACTGAAACTTGAGTTTCCATTAAGAGCCTCCTCCTTAAATATGAATCTCCTATTACTGTAGTCTATTGTGAAGTCCTCTTAAAAACTCCTTTCAATAAAAAAAAAGTAGGGAATTACCCCTACTTATTCTCCAGAATCTGGCACTCGTTGATAACTTCAGAGTTTGCACGCCAGTTCACAAACTCTGGATTCTGTTCATTACGCTCTAAACGAACGTAAACAACAGCATTTGAACCCTGCGAAGCCTCAGGTACAGTCTTGCATCCCATCTGCCTAATGATAGGCGACAGGAATTGTACTAACTGCTGACGGTTCTCTGGAACTACCTGCATGAGGCTAAATGCCCCTACAGGCTCCTTGGTATCTAAGTTGATACCGTCAACGAAGTGCAACAGAACTATGTCTCTACCAGTAACTCGACTGGTAAACATGCTGAATCCTGTGCACACTCCTCTGAGGTACATTAGGTCCTCGTTCTGCAGCAATTCATTCTGGGACAGCTCTATTGGAGCAGTAAACTCCGCAAAGCTACCAGATGCTGCAAATTCATTAAAAGTGTTAGCGGACTTCTTTGCAGTTCCCTGCATTTTGTTGATATTAGCCATGATTTACCTCCTATTGTTTGTTATATGGCTGTGATAACTTATACGCCCCGTATGGGACTAAAATAAATAAAAAAAAATAAAGGGCAGAGTTATTACTCTACCCCAAATTCTTCTTTTAGAGCTGTGTAATCGTCACACAGCAGATCATAATCCTTCTCCATTTCGTGGATTATGAGTGTGAGGCGTTCTGCCTCTTCTATGGCTCCAGAGAGCATCCTTTCTAGGAATTTCTCATAAGTGCAATCTGGATAGATTACACTTGCTACCTCTCCAAATTCACTGGAGATTAGGTAGTATTTAGGTTGCTTATCTTTGCAACCTTTCTTGTACTGGTCCCTGCTGAAGTGTGGGACTATATTCATATTATGTTGTTCTACATAGTTCATTATGTTCTTATCCATGGTAACCTCCTAGGTATGTAATTATATTTGTAAACCTGATTGTTTACACATGCTCCGTAGGGGATTTTTAATATTAAAATTTAAAAATGATTAAAATTTTAGTGCTAGAAATTGTGTACAATTTAATTGTATGTTTTTGCGTTTTCGCTAAATTGTGTGAAAACTGTGTGAAGATTTGTTTACGGATAATATGACTTTTTCAACCTGAAATAGGGGGACCCCCCTACAGGGGCTGTATAAGATTTTAAAATGAGTGTAGCATATATAGTACACTAATTCACTGTTTCTACACAAAACCCATTTTATGTGATATTAATATACATCTATTCTTCACATAATCTTCACACATTGACTCCTCGTATCTTTATAATATATAGTAGGAAGGTGTATATATATATCATTATATATATATTTTATGATATATATACACCTGGGGGTAGGTGATTATTTTGGTAAAATTAGTGTAGCAAATATGTTACACTGATTTTTTTTTTAGTGAGTAAGGGTGTGGGGGGGGTACCCAGGTGAGCACGAAGCTCTCAACCAATTTTTAATATTTTTAATAAACTCACTTTAGCTCACAGTGAGTTGTAAGAGATACATAACAACATACGCCACAGATTACGGAAAACATTCTTTAGCCCACACGGGGAGTTCGAGGGGTGAGTATAGGTCAGTTAGAGTGTGTAGGGCTCTAGGTGCCTAGTACTTTATCTGTCGGGTGCTATAGCTGGTGGGGAGGTGGTGGGACATTAACCTATCTCGTGTGTGTTGTTAGAGGTACAGCGATACAATCTTCTTCTATTGAATACACACACACTAGAGGAACGTAGAGCTTATAGCCCTACGTCCTCATTATCTAGTCCTAACTCATCTAGGATACTGTTTACTCCGTCTAGGCAGAAGTCAGTATCTTCATCAGGTCTATCTCTGAATAGGTTTTCATAGGATACATCAGCACCTAGGTCAACCCAATCACCTTTATAGGAAGTATAACCATAGTGGTCTGTTCCTGCTGCTTTCCTAGCTGCTTTTCTGGAGTATTCAGGTATTAGCTGATTCTCCAGTACGAGCTTGTCGCAGTTAGGGCAGAAGTTGTCTCTGCCTTCATCCAGGAGCATGAGTTCACCGCAGTCAGGGCAAACTCCATAAACTGCCTTGCCACCTTTGGTTTCAGGCATATCCTCTGTGTAGAGCTTTAGTAGCTCTTCATTACCAAGGATAGTAAGTACTGCGTGTCCCCACTCTGCTAGGTTCTTTGTTGGAACCTTACGGAGCTGTTTTTCACTAGCCCAATCTAGGGACTGTAACATATCTCTGAAGTCTTCGTAGAGTGCTTCTAGGTCAGCTCTGTGATATAGAACCCCTTCTACCATATACGTAGCTGGTGTTCTTTTAGCCTGACTGTTGTTGGCGTCATTTTCAGCCTTTACCTTATCGTAAGGCTTGTTATATTCCCTCCAGAGCTGTGCTTCTCTGTTAGTTCCGAGCATTTTGTCTCTTTTACGGAGACTAGCAGCCTGCCTCTGTGTTCTCCTATAGTAGCTCTCTTTTCGTAGAGCTTCTATGAGTTCTAGAGTGTACTGTTTCTCCTCGTAATCATCTATCTCAATTACGAGCTGGTATGGTTTTCTATCAAAGTTGGAATACTCTGTGAGAGCATATTTCTCTCTATCTGATAGGTGTAATCTACCTGACTTACGTCTACGTAAGTTTGTATACTCTGGAGACTTTAGCTGTCTCTTACCTTTGCGTATTCTTGCCTCTCTTTTAGCCTTAGCCTTTGCATGTGCTTTACGCTCTGCTAATTCATCTAGCAGGCTTCTAGCCTTATTTTCTAAAGCTAGGCTTTCTGGCTCAACTACAACTGTGTCCTCCTTTCTATTTACATGGTTGGTGTACATAGCAGCTTCTTCAGCACTGTAACCCTGCTCTATTAGAGCACAATAACGTACTATATTTGGGCTGTTATCCTTTTTTAGATCCAGCCAATATAGAGCTTTGTGCTCTATTTCTGCGTTTGTTAGATGATACATGTCATACTCATCCACTATACCGTGAGGTACCAGTATTAACCTAGGATCATCTAGGAACATATTTGTGGTGCAGTTCCCATCTAGGGCACTAACTTCAAAATAGTTGAAGTCCTCCTCAACTATTGTATCTGCAATAACAACTTTGTTATTGTCCTTATTAATTGCTACATACATTTCATTCTTTACTGCGTTGGTCTTCATTTTTAATTCTCCTTTGTTTAAATATAAAATAACGGTGTGCATTAACTTACTTGCTTGCTAGAGCATTATCTCTAGCCATTAGAGCATCAGCTCTAGCCTGTCTGGTGGAGTCCACCTTTGTGTACTCCTTACCTTTTTCGCTCACTTCATGTGTGAGCAGTACAACAGCCGTTTTGCTGCTGCCTTTTGTATAGAGCTCCTCTAATGAGTTCGCTCCTAGTTGGTCTATTAGACCATTAAGCATGTAAGGTAAGTGTTTCCTTACATCCTCTGGGAGCTTTATGAACTGCACTACCTCACCGTAGTGCTCTTCATTGATGAGGTTTTTAGCCTCAAACCTAAATTTGAGACCTTTAATCTTATCAGTTACAACGTACTCTACGCTGATGTAGCGTAGTTTTAGAGTCAAGAACTCCATATCTGACTCTAGTAAGCTAGTCATTGGGACATCTATTCTGATGTCTCCATACTGTTCAAAGAACAGCTCCATTGAATTAACGGACTGTGCTGGCATCTCTTTCTTCATTGCCATCTCCTTTCCTGCATTAGAATTAACGGACTTGAAGTTTTTTGTGTTAGCCATAGTATTTACCTCCTAACTTGACTAAATAAAAAATAAAACATCTAGCTCACGTATGGAGCTTGCGGAATATGTGGCGGCGACAATAGGCACGGGGGTCGGGTTTAAAAATCTATATATAAGGTTATATTTATATATGTATGTAGTTACCTTTATGTTTGTGTGTTTCTAATAAAACCATCAGGATTTTATAAAAAATAAATCCCATATATTTTTAAAAATCTTAAAAGTAAAACAACACAGAATTTAAAATTTCCCCAAGTAATCACACACAAATTCTAAAAACCACCCAGAAACACACCCCCTCACCCTAAAAACATGTTATAATACCCACATATTAAGGAGGTATATTATGGAAATCACAATTAAAGCAAACGAGCAGTCACTAGACCTAACAGTAAAAGGAGATATCAACTTCGAGGACGGAATCACCATGCTTCTAACTGCAGTTCTAGGTCAGGCTAACAGCCTATTTGCTGCAGCAGAACAGGATGGAATGGATGCAGAAGGAGTTCAGTGCCTAAAAGAAGGGGTATATGACCGCTTCAACTACGCATTTGCTAGGATTCTGGACGAAATTCTACCACCATCTAAAGAGTTTACGGAGAATCTAACCGCAGAAGCTATCGTAAGAGCGGAGAATGAGCTGATTCAGGAAGCCTACGACCAGCTTTCAGAGGAAGATAAGGCTACACCTGTAGAATTTCCAAAGGCACCTGTAGAAATGGTAGAGGAAGAAGATGCTTAAAGACATAGACCACTTCCTTGCAGAGGAAGATTTAGGTTTAGACGAGGTAGATCTATTAGCAGAGAGGATGCAAACGTGTCCTCGCTGCGGAGCTCCTTGGCAAACTACTTTAGCCTTAAACGAAGGTCCGTCTGAATTTTGGAAAGAGTGCAGTAACCCGAAGTGCAATACGTATCTGAATACGTATATGCCTCAGGCACACCAGTTCGAGTTCCACGAGGACGGGCATAGGTTTAAAGCTAACTTTGGAGGGTATGGTAGTGGAAAGACTTTAACTTCCAGACAGGAGATTTATAAGCACATCTTTTTAACTCCAAATGGGACTGGAGTTATTGGAGCTAATGTAAGCTCACAGTACGAGCAGACAATTAAAAGGGAGATAGAAGCAGATATACCTAAAGCGTTTATAGCAAAGGTATCTACCCAGAAGAACTACTACGAGTTTAAGAACGGGTACAGACTTCTATTTAGACCTTTTGACGACCCTGACAAACTGCGTTCTTATAATGTAGATTTGTTTGTAATTCTGGAGGCGTCTGAAGTTAAGCAAGCTAGTTTCACACAGCTAAAGACTAGACTTAGAAATAAGGCGGCTATGCTTCAGAAGAAGGACGAGGACGGAGCACTACTCTTTAGAAAAGCCAAGAACGGAGCGAAGATTCCTGTAATTGAACAGGAGTGGCTTGAGGGGATTATTGAGAGTAACCCGGACGCAGGATGGATTAGAGACGAGGTGCTTTTAAACTCCGAGGAGATATATAAACACGGGGATGTTCTGGATGAGATTCACATAGAAGAGTCTCGCAGGGACCCCATGATTTCTACGCACATAACTGCGACATCAGCTAACGAGTTTCTACCTGCAGACTTTATAGAGCAGAACACAAAGAACAAACCTCTGTGGTGGGTTAATAGATTTATCTACGGGAGCTTTTTGTACGCAGAGGGGCTTGTATATCCAAACTACGCAAAGTGTTTTGTAGATGATTACGACATACCACCGCAGTGGAAAAGAGTTATAGCATTTGACTACGGACTTGTAGACCCATCTGTTTTCTTATTCTGTGCTGTAGATATGGAGCACAACAAAGCAGTCATCTACAAAGAGGTAAGGATTAATGACAAGAACGTAGAAGAACTGGCTATGCTTTTCCACCACGAGTGTAGGGACATTCCTATGGGAGGAATGTGGATCCCGCCTATTATTGACCCGAAGTCTGGACCTAAAAGAGACTATGAGAAGAAGTCTTTAGCAGACCACTTCCTAGATTACGGAATAGCCTTTCAGCCGGGAACAGTAAATGTTGAGGCTAGAATGTTTAGGCTTAACACTTACATAGAATCAGGGAAGCTGGAGATGTTTAACTCTTGTGTAGACTTACGAGAGGAGCTATCTAAATACAGATTCCAGAAGGACGCAGGAGCGGAGTTTGGATTTACCAACAAACCTATAGATAAGAACAACCACGCCATTAACGCATTGGAGTGGATTACTATGGAACTGCCTAGCGACCCTCAGAATTTAATAAATGGAGTGTACGCTAAAACAGGGAATAGGCTAGACACCGCAAGTGCAAGTGACGAAGATAAGGTTGCTTTTTACGCACTTACGGACGACGAGGATTTAGAGTATAATACTCTTGTAAAGGAAACACCGTTTGAAATAACGGAGTGGTATTAACGCCAGCTAATAAGGAGGAGACATGGTTTATGCAGACACTATTATATTAATTATCATTGCTATGTGTTTATTGATAGGGCTTGTTATGTTAGCTACTGTTAGTTTACACTTGGCTAGGACATGCCACATACTAGATAGAGTAACTAAGGCATCAGAGGAAGCACAGATGCGACCTCAAAAGATCTGTACGTTAGAACCTGTAAATGAAGTTGAGACTGAAACAGAAGAAGCTAATAACAAACTCAATGAAGATAAGCCAGAGTTTGAAGGACTTATTGAAGCTATTAACGACATTATGTTAGGAGATGAGCATGAGCAAAGCAGAAGATAAGAAGCGTGAAGAGCGTGAGGCTGATAACAAAGTAGTTAGAGAGTGTAGAGGTTACTGGGAGAGATGTGCACCGCTATACAGCAGAGCTATTAAAAAGATTCAGCTTTTAGACGCTACCGACAACGGAGATATGTGGAGAGCACTTAAAGCAAAGTTTCCAAACTTTCAGGTGCTTCCAGACTCTAACTGGGTAAGTTACATTAAGAATAATATCCTAGCTTCACTCTACACAACAACAAAGAGTGCAGAGCTGACCTTTACATCTGAACTAGATAAGAAAGCTATCACGCACATTAACGTAGCACTAGAGCACATCTGGGACACAGACAGCGTAGGATATTACCAGTTCCTAGCAGGAGAGCGTGCAGCACTAACCAACATGGGAATTACACAGGTAGGTTGGGATGATAGTTTTAGAGAGGGCAAGCGTAAAGGTAAAGTTGCTTTTAAGAACATTGACCCGATCAACTTTAGGCGAGATCCTTACGCAACTGATTTAGACTCTGCGAAGTGGTGTGCTATTGTTGAGGTGTATGACAAGTATTATTTTAAAGCACACCCATTATATAAGGAAGCGTTTAACAAGTACGCAGGTAAAGACGACGTAGCAACAACCTTTAGCAAACCTGAGTACATTTCAGGACCAGTTAAGACTGGAGGGGAAAACCACCACGCACTACTTATTTACTGGGTTAAGCAAGATGACGGTAAGATTAATGAGTACCACATTTTAGATAATGAATATCTCCTACATAAGAAAGAGAACATTAGACCAAGTAAATTCCCATTTGCAATTCTTTACTGCAACTTACCTAGTGCAGGTCTCATAGGTACATCAGAGCCAGCAAAGATATTTGCAAACTCTGTAGCTTATAACACACTTAACTCTGTAGCACTTACTGCGGAGTATAAGAACCAGAGACCGCCTAAATTCGTAAGCACACAGTCAGGACTTAACGTTCAGGCTTTTGCTAAACACGGGGATGAAGCAGACAGAACATTTATTGTAAATGGAGATGCTTCTAAAGCAGTGCACTACCACCAGTTCCCTACTGTATCTAACACCCTAGATAAGGAGTTGATGAATCTAGCTAAAGACATTCAGGACGTTTCAGGAGTAGATGGTAGATATACAGGTAGAGATACTGGAAGTATTATTACTACAGGTGGAACAGAGGAGATGCTCAACAGAGTTACACTCGTAGACACTCCAAAGATTATGTTGTTTGAGCGTTATGCTAAACAGCTCACTGATTTGGTTCTACGTAATATGATTGAGTTCTCTCCAGCTAGAACTTATATTACAAAAGAAAAAGGAACTAATGAGTACGTAGAGCTAACCATAGACTTCCCAGAGATTCCGGATTCAGTTGCACTGAACTATAACATTCAGATTAGTTCAGAGCTTCCAAAGAATAAGCAGAGAGTTATGGCGTGGGCTAACACGCTCATGGAAAAACAGATGCAGTATCAGGAAGCTAACATGCAGGTAGATCTAATTACTGCAGAAGAGTGGCTGATGTATCAGGATGTACCTTACAAAGAACAACTCCTAGAGCGTATGGGTATTCAGAGGGAAACTTCTATCCTAGAAGAAACCGCACAGAGTATCTATGAGTATGGAGAAATGATTGATCAGGGTATGGCTCCTGAAGATGCACTACTTCAGACTGCACAAGGAGTTATGAATAGAAAGCAAGGACAGCCAACTCCACTAGAGGAGAACACCGCACTAACACCACAGACCTCACTCTCTCCAGATAATTTAACTGGAGGGGTTGAGATATAGGATAGTTGTGATTAACTATTTTATCTTCCTTACAAGTAGTCTAGTTGACACTAGGCTACTTTTTTTATATTATTATTGCAGCAAGTATATTGGTTTCCACTAGCCTTAAATTAGTGAGTAGGTTATTTGCTCTCCACGTAATCGTTGTAGCGAAAGGAGTATATACAACAGATGGAAGATAACAACCAGACACTATCCGCAGAAGAGCAGGCTTTCGTAGATTCCCTTGGCTCAACTGCACCACAGGAAGGTGATCCAGCACCTAGCGGACAAGAACCAGCTCCTGCAGAACCACAGGAACCTGAAGGTTCTACAGAAGGACAGGAACCTGAACCACAGAATAATTCTGGAGATGACCCTGATGTTGATGCACTGCTTGGAGATGATCCTAAAGACGCAAACAAAGCATTTGCTTCTATGCGTATTAAGAACAAAGAACTCACAGGTATTGTAAACAGCATTGCTTCAGTTATTGGATTAGACCCTGCACAGATGTCAGCGGACGAGCTAAAGACAGCCATGAATCAGGCTATACTAGAAGCTCAGTCAAAGCAGACAAACATTCCTACAGAGTTTCTAGAGAGACTTAACTATCTGGAGAATCAGAACAAGGAACGTGAAGCAGAGAGATATCACGCTGAAGCTAGAAATGGTCTTCTTGCTATTAAGCAGCAGTATGGTGCTTCGCAGGAAGAACTAACAGAGTTTCTCTCAAATCTAGCACAGGACGGAATTGATCCTATGCACCAAGCTGTAGACCTAGCGACAGAATACGTTAAGCGTAACTTTGATAAGGTTGTTGCAGCACAGGTTGAAGCTAAAGTTAATGCAGAGTTAGAGCGTAGGGATAAGGCTGCAACGCAGGCTAGTACTCCTAACAACTCTACAAGCAAAGCTCCAGAAAACGGAGCTGAAATAAATAGCGTAAAGGATTTCGAGAGAGCACTAAATAACTTAACACTATAATTATTTAAGGAGAAAGTATTATGGCAAACGGAGCACTATACTTGAACGCAAGCAATTCACAGGCTAACCTTAACCGAATGATTGACCTTGCGAACGGACAGACAAATCTGACCAACCCTGAAATCTTCTACTCGAAGCAGGTGCTTGACACTATCCAGATGGATGCTGACAACTACGTGTACTATAGATACGCAGATGAGACACCTATTCAGGAAAAGGCAGACAAGCTGACACTACGCAGATGGGCACCACTTCAGGCACACACCACACCACTTCAGGAAGGAGTTCCTCCTGTTTCTGATAAGGGTTCAGTAGAGAAATACGAGCTTACTGCAAAGCAGTACGGTAGATACATGGAGTTTACCGATAAAGTTAATTTCGCTGTAGTAGACCCTGTAGTTGCACACTACACTAGACAGTACGCTATCGTAGCTATTGAAACTCTTGATATGCTTGCTAGAGAAACGCTTCTTGCAACAGCACAGAAGCAGTACGCAAAGGCAGCAAAGGACTTCGAGGCACTTACAGTAGCATCTGTTCCTAATCTTACTGACCTACGTATGATTGTACTTCAGATGAAGAAGGCACTCGTAAAGCCAAGAACAAACGGAAGATTCCACGTTATTGGCTCTCCAGAGTTCTACTTCGATATGATCTCAGACCCTACAGTAGAGCAGTACATGAAGATTAATCAGACTACAGCTACAATGTACTCTGATACAAAGCTCGTTCCTCTATTCGATATGGAGTTTTACGAGACTATGGCTGTTCCTACATCAGGAGAGTACATGAAGAACGGAGTTCTCAACCTACGTGTATTTAGGAAGAACGGAGCTGCATACCAGTATGACTCTATTCCTAGCACAAACACTACTGTGTACAAGAAGGAGACAGGTTACGTAAAGGACGCTAGAACGAAGCAGGATGCTTCTTGGATTCCTGATCACGTAACTTGGGATCCATCCAAGTACACTGGAAGCGGAAACAGTGACTGGAGAGAGTTCAAGGCACAGCACATTCTTGTGCTCGGTAAGGACGCTCTTATCAGAACAGGTCTTGCAGGCGAAGGAAACACCAAGGTTTACACCAAGCCACTAGGCTCCACAGGTGTTCTGGATCCTATCGACCAGAGACAGTCCATTGGATTCAAGATCAACTCTGTAGGTTTTGGAACCGTAAAACTCGAAGCTGTAGTAGACTACATCTGCGTACCAACACAGGTAAACGTACTATAGTATAGAGAGGAGTAACTAATGGCAAAGAAAGATGTCGTTACCTCCGAAATCACAGCAGAAGCTCCTGACAATCAGGAGCCTGCTATGGTTTCAGCAGAGGAAGTAAATAAGCTAGTTCAGGACGCTGTAGCTAAAGCACTCGCAGAAGCAGACAGCACAAAGAAGTCTCTGGAGGATGCAGCAGCCCCTAATCTGATTGATGCACAGAAGCAGAAGGCAGAGGTGTACAAAGAGTACATGGAAGAGGAGCTGGTAGATATTTATTTATCACCAGCATACAGAGGACGCTTTGGAAACGTAATGCCTGTTACAATCAATGGTATTACAATCATGTTCCCTGTAGATGGTTCTCTTCAGAGAGTCCCTGCTACATTTGCTGATGAGATTAACAACAGACGTGTTCTCGCAGATCAGCTTGATTACAAGACAGATATTATGAGTAATATTTCTGGTAATGTAGAAAGCACTCCTGGCGAACTAGAGCTTGTATAACGCAGCTAAAGAAGGGACATTAAGTTGTCCCTCTTTTTATTTAAGGAGTTATATATGAACGTAAATAAAATAGTATTACAAGTTAATAGATTGCTTGGGGATGAGCTGTATCCTTACAGTAAGTTAGAGCAATTTCTTGATGCTGTTGTAGATGAGATTAATGACCAGCTATCAGCGTGCTTCCCTGTATTTAGTGAGGTTGTAGATAACCCTACAGATACAGATGTTGAGTATGACTACTTCCCTGATAGATACATTAGAGAAGTAGTAATCAAAGGAGCTGCGTATAAATTCTATACTCAGGACGAGGAAGGTATCCCTACTGCTAATCAGTATGGCATAGAGTATAAGGATGCTCTGTTTGTTATGTTACGAGATCACTTACGAGAAGTTCCTGCTGAGTTTAGAGTAGACCATATTGCAGCAGTAGACACTAACTTTGAGAATTTAAGTGAGCTTCAGATTGAGCCTATACTTACAGGGTGGTGGTTCTAATGGCAAGAACAGGACAGTATAAAACATATGAAAGAGGACGTAGGACCTACACTCTTGAGAATGTATTTACAGGAGGAATGAAGTATAGTGACGCTCCTATAGATGAGGGTCAATCCAGACAGTTAGTTAATTTTGATTTGTCTAATGACCGTAAAGTGCTTATACCTAGGCGTGGATTACATTTTGAGCAAGCACTGTTTAATAACACGGGGCTACTTCCTTTTAGTGAGAACGCAACGCCTAGTGTATTAAAGTACAGTAAGTCTATAAATGCAGAGCACTCTATCATATATGACGGACAAAAGACGCTATATGTTAGAACAGACCATAGTGGCGTTGCACATAAACGAGAACTCACAACGCCAGTAATTGCAGGGGTTTCAGACTTTGTACATAATATCCCTTGTATCAACTCTACATTTAGCACACCGATAGGTGCTACAGCTTATCATGGAGACTACTATCTCCCTGCTCCACACGGATTTACAATAATTAAAAATCCAGATGAGTTAGCGGACAGCCCTATAACAGAACTAGAACCTAGAAAACTCAACGCAGCAGAAGCAGCAATGTATGGTTACAATATGCTTTTAGATAATCCATATTCATTTATTGATAAGCGTATATCTGGAACTGATCGTTTTATATTCAACGGTGTTCTTCCATACGATGTAGATACAGGACAAATTAAATTTGACCCTAGAGTTAATGAGTATGTTAAGTTCAGAGCGTTCTATGAAGCTGCTCCTGGTAAGTATTATTACATCTGGCGTACTCGTACTGCAGACAATGACAACTACCAGATAGTAAAGGTAGGTACTCTTGATGTACCTACATCAGGAAACTTACAACCACTAACTTACTCTGTAGCAGTACCGCATACAACTTTATTTGTAGAACTAGATATGTACCTCTGCACTACTATAGATAAAGAGCCTAACTCTGCTCTGCCTGGAAAGACTTCTGTAATATACCAGAAGCCTGATAATACAGGAGGCTCTGCTAAATGGTATTACAGTATTGTAGATAAAAAGTACATTCCTGTAAATCAGGCTGAGATAGTTAGAGATGTGCCTGTTACACAGCGTATAGAGCACAGCTTCAACTTCTCTAGCAACACAGAGGACTCTACAAGAGGTATGAAGTTTGAGAACTACACATTAGCTACATGCAAAGGCATGAGTTATTGGGCAGGCTCTTTAGTTTGTTATGCCCCAGAGAAGGGACGCAACATCCTCTTCATCAGTGCATTTAATGAGCCAGAGTTTTTCCCATATCCTAATAATACAGATATCTTTGAAGAAGATATCCGGTATGTTACTCCGTATCTATCTGATCTGTTAGTCTTTACAGAGACACAGCTTTGGCGTTTAACTAAAAACGTAGATAAAGCTGGCTGGGTTAAAACGCTTGTGCAGGGTAACCTTAATATATCTGACTATGATATTAGATTCATACAGGTAGTTAAGAACATGGTGTACTTTAAATCTGCTGACAACTATTTCATGGTAGTACCTAAAACCCAGAGTTCTACAGGTGAGCTCACACTAGCTCCTGTATCTAGGAGTTTAGATGTACTCTTTGAAGACTTTAATAAGAGTGTTAGGGATATACTATCTAGCACTTATGGTAGGTACGGGGCTGATTTAAAGATAGACTTTAGAGATGCTGAAATAAAAATAGTAGATGCGTATTGTTATCTAGACTATGAAGATGTGCACAATGTGTATATGCTACAGGTTGCGTACAAAGACCAGCTCCGTTACTTAACATTAGAGTTACTGTATAACACAGTTATTAGATACTGGAGAGCGTATACATATGAATGTGCAACAGCTCTAGTACCTTATACTGCAGACGCTACAAAGAAGACAGATTTAGTAGGACTCGTTCCTGAACAGACAGGTAATAACAACGAGAAGTTCTACAAGTTATATAGCGTACCTAGAACAGGCGTTACAGATAACTTAGCTGCGTCTTGGGAAAATGAATATCCTGCGACATACCTGAACTATCAGCTTATAGATTCAGGACAGCACGACTATCTATTAGAATCTCAAAAGAGATTTAGAGAGTTACAGCTCTTTGTACATAACCGTACAGAAGAAAATCTCACATTTAATTTAGAGTTTCTATTAGACGGTGTTGATAGGTACCCTATGTTTAAATACCTAGAGTCTACAACTTTCGATCCAAACACAGGAGCTATGGTTGTTTATTTAGATAAAGTTCCCGGACTTACCGAGGTTGCACCTCACCTGTCTAATAACTTCACTATTAACCAAGAGACTATACCTACAGTACAGCTCTGGAAGATACGTACGGGTATTTCAGGTAAGGGGTACGCTCCTAGATTTTTATTCGCATCTAAAAACCAGAAAGAGTTTGAGCTTATAAACTTTATCTGGGTATATCGCATAATGTATTTAAGGTAGGTGAACTGATGAGAAATTCTTTTTATAGAGCTGATGATGTAGTTCTACAGGCAAAGCTGGATAAAGCTACTCCAGAGATTCTTGCAGAGATAGAGTACATAGAAGTCAGCTACACCCAAGAAGACGCTACGTGGTGGAAAACGACAAAAGTACTTCCTGAAGATATAGACACAGATGGCACGTGGTATATTGCACTCACAAAAGAAGATACGGATTGTCTGCGTCCTGACCGTGCTTTAGTATTCCAATGCTTAATTAAATTTAAGAATGGGGTACAGAAGCATACTAACTATGCTAGTCAGGCAGTCAAAGACATACTTGTGGAGGGACACTAATGGCTAAACGTACTTTAATATTTAAATTAGAGCAAGCTGCAGTAGTACAAGTTGGCGTTAAGCAGATTGCAGTTACAGAAGATGGTGAGATGGTTATAACCTTATCCAACGGTAAGGTTATTAAATCTCCATCTCTTAAAGGACCTAAAGGAGACACAGGTGCTTCTGGTAGAATTACAGATGTACTTGTTAATGGGAACTCTATTGTAGATCCAGATGGTACAGCAAGGTTCTCAACCATACAGGAAGAACACGCAGTTGAGATGCAGACTGAGGTTTTAAAAGTCATATCTGAAAAGTTAAACACAGAGTACGTTAGCAAAGACTCTTTAGTAAAACAGATTCAGGATATAACTACACAACTCCGAGGAACATACGCACAGCTAGACGCAAACTATAGGAACTCCGTACAGTTTGTACAGAACTTCTTATATAACTTCCAGAAGATGTTGCTAGAATTAAACAAGCACTTATCTTATGATGAATCAGGAGTTACGCTAGGTAATAGCGTGCATTTTAAAATAAAGTGCAGTAACGATGATTTCATAGTAAGTTATAAAGGAGTGCCTTACTTAAAGGTAACAAGTACTGGTGTAGTGCGTGTGCATAAACTGCACATACTTGATGAACTGCGTATAGGAGATATAGTTCTAAAGAACGCAGGCACAGGCATTTTAGAAATTAAAACAGCGGAGGATTAAGATATGGCTGGAGTACAATTAAGAATACTATTAACAGAGAACTCCTATAATATTGCAAATAACACATCAATGTGTACTGCAGTAGTACAGCTTGCCAGTCAAGGTAAGTCTTGGAGTAACTATCAATGCAACGGTAGCCTCTGGTTTAATGGTAGTAAATACTCGTTTACATCTACATTTTCAAAATCAACATCTTGGCAGACACTATACACGTTAGCTAATGTTGTTGTACCACATTGGGATGACGGTACGAAGACACTCGCAGCCTCTGCATCTTTTGCTACAGGCGTGTCCGTAGGAACACTAACTGCTAGTGCATCTCTAAATCTCACAACTCTTTATAGAAAGTCCGAGCTATCAATTGTAAATTCTAGCATTAGTTTCGGAGACGAGATACAGTTTAGAATTACAAGTAAGAACCCTGCGTTTACACACAAGGTTTGGATAGGTAAGACAGGGTCCTTGGACTGGAGAGTTATTTTAGATAACGTAAGAGAAGGAATACATACTTGGACTATTCCAGAAGAGTACGCTAGATTTGTTACAGGCACCGACACTAGCTTCCAACTGTATATGACTACTTATTACAACGGAACAGATATAGGCAGTACAGATTATGGAAACATACTAAACGTAGCAACCATCAGCAGTATGGCTCCTGTTGTATCAATAAATTATGAAGCAGAGAATCCTGCTCTTTATGGAAAATTTAGAAATAACTTTATCAGAGGAGTTTCTAAACTATATATAAATTTACTGCCTACCTTTTCCTATGGAGCTGAGTTTATCAACGGAACTATAACTATAGACAACCAGATCTATAATCTACATAACGATAGTATGACAGTAACCACAGAAGCTATAACAAGTATGCACCCTGTCATTACTGCAGTAGTAACAGATAGCAGAGGTATGACGACAACTACATCTGTTGCTCTGGATAACGTATTAGATTATAAAGCTCCAGAGGTTGTAAGCGGTAAAGTGTGGAGAACAAACACAGAGACAGGTATTGAAGAGATTGCAGGCGGAGATTATATCCACGCTAAAATAGCTGTGCGTGTTGATAATGTTTTAGGTAAGAACGCTCCTAAATATTATATGCGTGTTACACACGCTGTGGGTACAAATAATGTAGAGCTCAAACCAGAGCACATTAGTACGCAAGCAGATGTTACAACTATTGAACGCACAATCCCACAACCTATACAGGGCTTCGCTAAAATAATTTTAATTATTGAAGACAGCTTTAATACATATACTATGGATGTACTCAGTGCTACATCTGTAGATAAAACTGTAGTTATAGATACAGTTAAAAAAGGTGTAGGTGTTGGTGTTCCAGTTGAAAATTCAGGTGTAGCATCTAAAGATTTCCACGTGTATAATAAAGTATACGGACACAACAAAACGTATAAAAGAGCACTTGTAGTTGGTGCAGGAGATACTATTTCTGGAAACATCTACGGTGCAGTCACGTTAGTATTAGATAAGGACACAGTACAATTTAGTATCCCAGTAAGTGTACTTATCAACGGTAGTGGGTTAAAAATAAAAAGGATAAATGCGTATTTGCGTAGTCTTACTGGAGAGACAATAGCACTAACTCCTGATGAAAATGCTACAGATATTACCACATTCTGCTCTGTGTATCTAAACAGCTCTGCTCCAATAACACTTGCGATTACAAAAGCAGATACCTTTAAAAAGTATGTAGATACTTTCCAACCTATTACAGCTTTTATAACTTACGAATTGGAGGTTGAATAATGAGTAAGCTAGAAGAACTAAAACGCAAGTACAAGGAACAGCACAACGCAGACACTATTGCATTTAATCTTAAGTCACCACTAGCTATAGTTGCGTGTGATAGCCTAGAAGATGTTGTACTAGATGATGACGGTAACATCACACTAACAACAACCTTTGGAAGAGAGTTCCACGGTTTAGTAAAAGGACCTAAAGGCAATCCTGGACCCACAGGACCTGCTGGACCTAAAGGAGATAAGGGAGATGACGGAGAGCAGGGACCTACGGGACCACAAGGACCACAAGGAGAACGAGGACAGATAGGACCCCAAGGACCTGTTGGCAATCAAGGACTTCCGGGACTCCCAGGACCGATCGGACCAAAAGGAGACAAAGGAGAACAAGGACCTGTAGGACCTATAGGACCTATAGGACCTAAAGGCGATAAAGGTGAACGGGGTGAACAAGGACCTATGGGACCCCAGGGACCAATAGGACCTATGGGACCTGCGGGTACGGGCACATCCGACGGTATTAAATTCTGGGGCGTGTTCTCTGATTATGAAGAGCTTTATGCAGAAGACGTTGTATCTAAAGCAAAGACAGGTGACCTAGCTCTTTTAAACGACCGAGGCATAGATAATAGTTCTTATCCAAACCTAACCTACTTTATGTTTACAGACAAACAGTGGCACAGTTACAGTAATAAGCGTGCAATTAATATGCTATCCCAAGTGGACGGGTCAGTTGCTACACAACAATATGTAAAGCAGTACGTTACGTATCAGATTGGTGCAGATGCTGTTATGTTTTTAGGTGTATTCTCTGATTACAATGCCCTTATTACTAATGAGGAGATTAAGGCTAAAGCAAAGCCAGGGGATATAGCATTTGTTGAGGTGAACGGTACAACTCCGGAAACTAAAGATGATTTAGAATACTTTGTATATACAGGTGAATACTGGAATAAATATGGTAGCAGTGCTATGTCTAGAAGAATAACAGCATTGACCGGAGAGCTTGTTACATCAGATATGCTAGAAGAGTACATGAAGGCATTAAACAGCACGCTAGAAACTTTTAAAACAAGTGTAGATGCACAGCTACGTAGCCTAGGTCCTGCTGCTTTTTATCAGAGCAAGGAGCTTGTTAAAGAGATTACTCTTAAAGAAAACACATCTTATTTACAGACAGTTGAAGTTCCTATAGATAGTATTAAAAGCATTACAGGTACACTCACTGTAGCCGGAAGCCATATAGTGCTACCTATGACAAATAATAACGCTGTAAATGGCAATCTTTCTTTAGAAAATAGGGCAGAGGAATATACTTTAATAGCCTTCTACACAACTAGTATTATGGCTATTCTTAAGGATCAACCAGCTACACTTAAACTAACAGTAATGTACACAACGGACTAGAAAGGAGACAATTATGAGAATCAATTGGAAAGTTAGGTTTAGGAATAGAGCGTGGCTTATATGCTTTATCCCACAGGTGCTGTCATTTATATACACAATACTAGCTACCTTTGGGATTATTCCTAGAGTACCACAGGATGCAATCATGCACCTTATAACAATGCTATTAGATATCCTAGCAATTATAGGTATCATTACAGATCCTACAACAGCAGGCACTAATGACAGCAAACTAGCAATGTCATACAACAAACCTAGTGCAGGGCTCCCTACGCTAGAGGCACAGTTTGCAGAGCCACTTCCTGAAGAAGAGATTAATATAGGAGAGAAGATGAATGGGTAGCATGTGGTATAATCAATATGACCCAAAGTGGTCACGTAAAGCATATGCTGGTAGGACTATGGCTGAATCAGGCTGTGGTCCTACGGCTATAGCTAATATAGTTAGTGCCAAGCACACAGATGTCACACCAGTACATGTAGCTGACTGGCTTACATCTCACGGGTATGCGTCTAATGGTAACGGAACTTATTGGTCTGGAATTAAAGCAGCACTAGATGCTTATGGTTGTCCAGCAATACAGCACTCGTCCATGCAGCCTTTCTTTAATGAGATGGCTAAAGGAAATAGATGGGGTGTTATTCTATTCCGAGCAGGAACTAGAGGTGGCATCACATGGACCATGGGTGGACATTTCGTAGCAGTAGTCAAAGGATACGAGTACAAAAACGGTAAGCACTATCTCTACATCTCTGACTCAGGTGGTAGAGGTCATGATGGTTGGTATACATATGAAGACCACATGCAGGGACTTATTCCTACGCTTTGGTCTTGTGTAGTGGATGCTAACGACTCTACTCTAGTATCACCTCCTGCTAGTAACCCAGCACCTCCTGCTACTCAATCTGTTGGTAGTGTAGTTTACAAAGTAAACTCTCCAATAGGACTCAATGTACGAGGCGGAGCAGGAACAAGCTATGCTAGAGTAGGTGGTCTTGCAAACGGAACAACAGTTACTATCACACAGGTTGCAGGTAACTGGGGATACGCACCTAAAGCAGGTGGTTGGATCTGTATGGACTACCTAGTTAAAGTAGGTGGAGCTACATCTGTTCCAGGAACAAATGTAGTTGCAGGAGGCACATACACACTAACTGCAGACATGCGTGTACGCACAGGTCCAGGAACAAACTATAGCGTTAAGAAGCGTGCAGAACTAACACCAGATGGTAGGAAGCACAGTGCTGTAGGACTCTATGCTCTGCTACGTGCAGGCACTAGAATAACTATTCTAGAAGTACGAGGTAACTGGGCTAGAATACCATCAGGCTGGGTGTGTATCTGGCAGGGTAATACAAGATATATGAGGTAGTATAATGAACGCTTTATTAGACGGAATTACTTTTATAATGCTAAACGCACAAGTGGGTATTGAAGTTGGTGTGTTTGGTTGGTCATATTTTTAAAGGAGTTTAAATAATGAACCACGTCATATCACAGGTCATCACCTTCACTGTAGGAGGGCTGTGCACCTTTATAGTCACATATGCAATAATGTTTAGTGCACTTAAAAAAGGTGTATTAGCCCTACTACGCTATAGGTTGTTTGTTGAATGTGAACGTATTATAAATCAGTCATACATCACAAGTGAGGAGCTTACTGATTTAGATAGTTTGCATGAAGCATACAAAGGGTTAAAGGGCAATGGTACAGGAGATGCCTTGTACAAACTAGCCACAGCACAGCCCCTTAAAGTTATTGCCAACAGTATAAGAAAGGAGGTTAAGTAGTGGCTACAAGTAATACTACACAAACACAGGTACAGTCTCCACAGACCAACGAGAATACAAGCTCTGCAACTTCTAATATAACTCCAGAGTTTATACAACAGCTTGCAGATTTAGTAGCTCGTTCTACAGCACAAGGTAGGTTTGAATCTGGACGCTCTGAAGCTACGTATGATCCAGAACAAGTAAGAGCAACCAACAGAGCCCTGCTAGAAGACGTTAATAGTTTGTTTAAAACAGGCTCGTTTAGTAATCGAGATTATGGTATACTCACAGATAGAGATACAATATTGAATAACCTAAACGCAGCAACTAATGCAGCCTATGATACGCAGCGTATGGAGGGGCAGGCAAACCTACTAGCTCAAGCTAATCTGGAAGCCCAGAATAGAGACAGAGCTATCCAGAACGCTAGAGCAAACTTACAGACGTCTGCTTTATCCGGTGCTAATGCAGGACAGATTAATGCAAGTATACTCACTAATCTGTTAACCCAGCAACAGCAGGGTGCAGGAGAACAGACCTCTGCATTACAGCAGTTACAGGCTCTTGCTGAAAAGCGTAGACAGACTCTATCTGAAAACGAGAATACAGCTACGACTACAGCTAATACAGCAGCAGGTACATTAGGCTCACTACTCAACGAGGAGAAGAACGCTAGAGTTGCAGCAGCAGGTTCAGCACTGTACAGCATGGGTGGACAGGCTGGTAGTTTTGCAGGAGCAACTAAAGCTAGAGAGTGGGGCAATACAGCTAATAATGGTATTAGCACAACATCTCCTTATAGCACCAAGAACACCACTAAAAATGGTGAACTAAAAACAACTACCAATACCTCAGGCTCCACCTCATAGGAGGGTAGTATGAAGTTTTTAGAAGACTTTAATGTAAATAAATATGTTACAAAGAAGACCTCGAAGAAAAAGGGGTCTTCTTCTATTACTTATAAAAAGCCTATTCCAAAACCTATTCCAGATAAGATTCCAACTAAAGTGCTTCCTACTCCTAAAGAGATTAAGAAGAAGCACGAGGTTATTGTTGCTGCGAACCAAAGAGCTACGGAAGCTATTAATCAGTTCAAAGCAGATAATCCTATTGTTAAGGCTAGTGCTCCCGCTTTTAAAAGAGCAAACCAGGCTGTAAATGATTTCCGAAAGAATTATCACATTACAAAGTCTACAGGGTTTATGACTAATGTAGAGCATAACTCTCACGCTATATTTAAAGATCCAGTTAAACCAGTTAGTGTTAAAACTAGAGACTTTAAAGTAAAAGACTATGCTTTCCGTAAGAAGCCTATTTTTAGGTGGTATGAAAAGCAGGTTCCTGACTGGAAAGACAGACGCTCTGATATATCTCGTTTTGGAAGTAAAAGATTAGGTATGCTCACTAGTGGGTTGTTTGACTTATTTACTACAGACGCAGACCCTAGAGGTAAACTATCTAGTGCTCGTGGGTTAGAGCTATATAAGATGCAAAGAGCCCAGCAGGATAGAGCTATGCAAAAGATTAAAGCAGGAGCTGCTGGAACTTTTGCAGACTTTATATTGCGTCCGTTCTATACTAATGCGTGGCGTAAAGCAGAGAATAAAGATAGAGCACAGCTTGCACAAGGTAAGATGCAGGAGCTCTACGGTTTAAAAAGAAAACAGGAGTCCTACTATTTAGTAGATGATAAAGGAAATGCTTATGTTATTAAGGGTAGTAAAACTGGCGGTGATACTTACAGTTATTTTAATAATGACGGAAAGGCGTTAAGCCTAGATATTACAGCCATATCTACAACGCAGTTAGATAAATACAAGAAGATTGGGCTTATCCCTAAAGACAGAATATTTAGAGTCAAGGGTACAGGAGAGCAGGTATTCTCTGAACTGTTTGACCCTAGCTACAACACAGGACTACTAGCTAGAGACTCTAAAGGACTCCCTTATATCTCAAAGAAGGGTATCCTATCCTATCTACAATCCAGAAGAACTGCATATAATAGTCTAGCGTTTGGTAGTGTACCTGCAGTAAAGCAGATGGACAGGGATAGAGTCATAGACCAATACCTTACAAAGACCGCTAATGACTATGTACAGAATAAATACTTTGGAAACTATGCCCCAATAAGTTACAGACCTGTTGAATTTAGTTTAGGAGCTAATGCATTAGTATTTGGTGCTGACCTACTCAACAGACCACAACAAGGTGTTGCAGCATACATACAAGGTAAGGAGAAGCATAAGAGTGCTGCTCAAATACGCAAAGACGTATATAAGGGTTTTGCAGAGGGTAAGGACTTCTCCTTTACAGAATACTATAAAACCAAAGGAGATAAGTACGCTTTCCAAAAAGGTATCTTTATGGATATAGCAACAGACCCTTTACTCTTTTTAAACTTCATAGCTAAAGGTGGAGCTATGGTCACAAAGCAGTTAGTTAAGCACGGTGTTAAATCAGAAATTACAGAGCGTAGTTTACGTACTGTTTCTGAACGCTATTTGAGTGGAGCTAGACTGCTTAATAGAAATGAAGGTCTTACATTTAAAGAAAGTTTACATAGCGTCTTTGATACACATAAGTTTGGCACAGTGCGTCAGGCAAGAGAAGTACATGCTAGAACGTTAGGCAGACTAAAAGGTGTAGAGATGACCGCAGATGCTTTAGACAATACACTACCTAAAGCATTACTACCTAACCGCACAAAGAGACAGCTAATTAACACTATGATTACTAACCCTAAACAGGTTACTAAACCATGGATAGCTAACGTACTGCATGAGGCAGGTTTCCGTAATGCGTTTAAAGAGGATTTAGCTAGTGCAATCTATGACAGCTATAGAACTAGCGGACTCATTTCAAATACTGTAAAAGCACATAAGGTGTCTGACTCTGTAGCACGCTCTTATGAGTTCTATAAAAAGTTTAAAGCTGTAGGACAGCACATAGATAATTTAGATACAGCTATTACTAAAGCTGTGTTCCCTATGTTTACAGGTACCGTTAAAGGTGCTAAATTTGCTGTGAAAAAATTAAAGGCAACTGAACTTAAAAAGTTTGTTAGTGCAGCAAAAGCATTTAGAGAATCAACACATACTGATATATTCAAAAGTGAAGAACTGTTAGAAGCGACTAGACGTAGGTCAGCAAAACAAGTAGATCGTGTAGTAGAGCCTGTTGTTAAAAAACATATGATTTCTACAGAAGCTATGGACGAAGTAGCTAAACAAATTGTAGCAGCTAGACGTTATGGACAGTATGGTTATACAGATGACTTAGCTGAAATTGTTGCAGCTAGAGATAGTAAACTCATAGGCACACTAGATGATATTCAACATGCTGTTGCTATGTCTAAAGACGGTTATGATACAGCTATGAAGATTATAAAAGAATCTTATGAAGACGCTGCGGATATAACATCTGTACATGAGTTCCTAGAGAACACACTAGAGACTAATAACAACTTCCGTAAAGGACTTACATATGTTTCTGATGATGCAAAGAGGGCTACACTAGGCACTCTTATTGATGCTAGAGAAAATCAGATATATAGAACAATACAGCTATTAGACCATACTGAGGCTAATAGAAGTTTTAGGAGTCTATCTGATTTTATAAATATCATTAAAGAACAAGTAAGGTCTGTAGATAACTATAAAGCACTAGACCAATTGCTTACAGATAATATAGAGCAAGCACATAATGCTACACATTACTCTGATACAGCTTTACAGGATTTAGTATCTAAACGTATTGAGCAAACACGTACACTTCTAAAAGCTGACGCAACACAGGAAGATTTTAATATCCTATTTAATAAAATCAGGAATGATATTAAGACCACTTCTTTTAGTATTAATAAACTTAAAAAAGTAACAGAGCACACTATGAGCGTTTCTGATTTCTTTGGAAAGTTTAAGAAAATAAAAGAAGAACTGCGTACAAAATCAGTAACAAGTACGTTCTATAAAGCAGATACTATTGAGAGTACACTCAAAGAACATGCCACTAAACCTGCTGTTGAAGTACTGTCTAATATGCAGGTAGCTCACACAGAAGATGTTATAAAAGAATTAAAACCATATCTTCCAGAGTATCTACAAGACGCTATAGAAGATGTTATGGATCCTAACATAGACGCTGTTGCTGAAAGATTAGAACAGCGTAAACTTATACTGCGTGGAGAAGTGAGAGCTGTTGTAGCACAACAACCTACAGCAGGTGGTATCAATCAAATAGATGAACTAATCAAACAGGACAACAAGCGTATAGCTACAGGCATACAGGAAGCTATGTTTAAGCATAGCGTTAAAAAAGATGCTACAGCTTTAGAGCAGAGCGTTGCAGATGCGTTTGACGTTGCTAATAAGCGATACAGCTCTTACACAAAAGGTAGATTAGAGTTTACAGCTAAAAAGGAACAAGAGCAGTTAATCAAAGAATTAGTTGCAAAGACAGAGCGTGTTAAAACACTAGAGTCTTCTGTTGCTCTACGCCAGAGTATAGGAGATACAGTATCTAAAGTTAAACAGGAGATTACAGAAAGACTAGGTTCTGTTGATAACAGCGTACGTGAGTCTTTAAAAGATACTGCAGAGTATTTAAACAGAGAGCACACAGTATTAAATATAGCAGATACTAAAGCAGATATTACAGAGCCTTTGCTTGATTTTGTTGCAGATTTCATTAACGAGCGTGCAATTAAAGTGTATGACTTTAAAGAGTTACAGTTAGCGTTGTCTGATTTTATAGATGATACTTTAGATGTGCTGGGCTATGACAAGCACAACATTAGTGCTACTGCTAAAACAGAACTAGTAAATAATATAGCACCCCAGATTGCAGACACTATAGACAACTATAGCAAAGCATACCTGAGTATTTCAGACATAAGTCACTATGATTTTATTAATGCAGTTACTAATAGTGCAGATGAGGTACTACCTGCAGACGCTGTTGCATCTCTACGCAAGAGTATAGAACACTCTACGGAACAGATAAAAGCTAACATTACTGAACAGCTTGATAGAGTTGCAGGAGAAAAAGTACTTGATGAGTTAGTTCAGAATAATAAGAGTCTAGCTCGTAGTCTTGAGTTCAAAGACATAAGACATAATATCGTAGATAAAATACTAGACAGTGCTAGGCAATACGCACATGCCTCAGAAGTACCTTTAACTTTAGATGCACAACGTAGCATGGTTAAAGAAGTATTAACAGGTGCTATTAATGCTACGGAGTTACGTGGAGATATACTAAATAAGGTTCTTGCTGATGACGTGTTAATTGACACCTTGCTTCCTTATGTGTCTGATGTAATTAATAAATATCGTATTGCAGATAAAGCTATTATAGACTACACCAAACAGTTTGCTGATGAAGTGTTTAGTGTTGTAGAAAAGAACACAGCAGCACAGCGTAAGGCAATGGAAGATAATATTGCAGAGGCTTCTAGGTTTAGAGTTGACACTAAACTAGGTGGTAAAGCTGTAGAGCCAATTAAGATGGAGCACTTTGTAAATGATATTACAGAATTTACAAATGCGTTTATAAATAAGGACTGGAAAACAGTGTGCATGTTATTAAATATTAAAGCAGATAGTAACATGGCTACTTTTGTGCGTCATTTAGATGTGTTCCTTACAGAGAGTATATCTGATACAATTACACAGCTCCGTCTATTAGACGCCGCAGCGAGTGCACCTTTAGCTAATCGTCTAGCTAATATTGAACATACGCTCACTAAAGCTAGAGAGACTGCGAAGTTTACAGACATAACTTTAGAAAGAGACACAACTGTTAGAGCTATTAAAGCTAACGCAGCCCAAGTAGAAGCAACTGCACAACGCATGTATAAAACACAGAAGGGTCTCTTTACTACTGCTGATTACTACATGCAGAGACTTGATAACTTTATACAGGCAGGTGCTCTAGATAAAATTGTAGAGTCATATAGAGCTGCTGATGATTACAAGACCGCAACTCTATTAGAACAGCTTGCAGCACTTAAAGATGAGATAGCTAACAAGAAGAAAGCTAACGCAGCTTTCCTATCTTCACTTGAAGAAGCTGAAACAGTTTTATCTCCAGAGCTATACACCATATACAAGGACGCTCTCTTTGATGCTCGTGATTTAGGACATGAAGCTATGAAGAGACCAGAGCTACTAGCTCCTGACTTTGTAGATCACGTTATAGAACAGCACTACTACCAATACGCTAAAGCTAATTACAACCTAGACAAAACCATAGGTGACTTGTATTCCTTCAGTAAATCTAAACTCTCTAAAACATATGAGATAGATAAAAAGGTACTAGATAGATTAGCTGTAGGACATACTGCAGGTATAGATACTTACCGTACAGTTCTGACTAATATAGTTCAGGACCCTGACAGTTTTAGAGAGCTTGTAGCAAAAGCAAAGAGTGGTAAAGATGTATTTATATTCGATACAGAAACATTAGGTTTGAATACCAAGCGTAATACAAATCATGTGTTTAGTATGGGTTTATATAAACTAGACGCTGCTCGTTGTGACCTGCTCCACTATGATGAGCTACTAGAGCGTTATACTAGTGAGAGTATCAATAAGTATATGAGAGCACTCCTAGAAGATGCTGATGCAGGTAAGGGTTATAAGGAGGTTTTAAACAAACTACCTAACAGCGTTATTGATAACGGTGTGCACCCTGATACTGCATTTATTGACCTGGCAGAATTTAAGAAGCTCTACGGATATGACGGAGAGCCTATAGAAAATGCCGGTGAAATATTTGCTGAAAACATCATGCACACTATGCGAGAGATGCAGGGTACAGATACCATAGATCTGCACAACATCATACTCTGTGGTTTTAATAATCATGGATTTGATAACGTTGTTATGGCTAATAATGCTCCAGAAATTTCAATGCTGTTTAGAGATGTGCCACAGAATATAGATATACTCTCTAACATCAAAGCAAAGCATGGACTGCTTATCTCTGATAAAGATAGAAACATCATAGGCAATCTCTATAACACGCTATTAAGTAATGTACATGATACTGGTGTTCCTAAATTCAAGCACGCATACCCAAGTAGACTTATAGATACTTACGATAGGTTCTATAGCGGACTGCAGAGATTAGGACACGGAGCTACAAGTCTCGACTCCGCTGTAGCACATAATAAGTATGTACCTGCTGCATCTGCGTTAGACACGTTGTTTGGTCAGACACCTAAACACATTGATTTAAACTCTGCTGCAGAGGGAGTGCGTGAGCAGAAGTTCATGCTTAAATCTATCAACCATATTAAAGATGATAACCTGATTGTAGAGCACACATTCAACCTTATTCCTACTAACGAGCGTTCGTGGGAAGCAGGTTATTTAGCTATGCGTTTAGAGAACAATAACCTGACTAGGGCTGAGTACGAGGCTATGTATAAGACGGGAGAGCTAGAGAAATACAAGCACGTTATCTCTAATTGGTTCTATATCCTAGACAGCAATCCAGAGGTTGATCTACTCAAATTAACTCCAGAAGAGTTTATAGCTAGAGCAGATGAACTCCGTGAGGCTGCAGATGTTATGACTGGAGGACAGACTAGCAACGTTATCCGCTGGATTAATGGTGTTGCTGATGGTGGTTATGACTACTTCCAGAGTTTCGCTGTGCAGAATAAAGTTTCTCAAAAGATGACAGAGTGGTTTGGAGAAAATCTAAACAACTACAGAGCTATAGAAACTTACAGACAGCTTGCAAGCAATATCCAGAATAACATCAGATACAACGCAGATGATATCTTTGCGTTAGAAAAGCACGCAGAAAATACCATAATTGCATGGAGAGAACTAGCTGACTACTGTGCTAAAGATCTAGAGTTAGCACACACATGGTACATCTTTAAGCTCCAGAACTTTGAGTCACTACCTCTAACAGAGCGTATAGCTGTACTTGAAGAACTTATTATGGGTAAGAAGTTTGGTATGCGTGCTAGACTGTTTGGAGATGGGGATATTATTGCTAGAGTAAATCCTCTAACTTACTTCGAGTTCACAGAAAACACAAAAGATATAATCAACTACATCTATGACACACGCAGACACAACAGTTATAACCTCTTTGAAAAAGAGCTGGAGTTCTTTACTAGAGAATCTAAAGGTGCTGCGTATGAAATAGCTAGTGAATTAGAACGTGTTAAGTATGATACAGAAGCGTTTGAGGAATTTGCAGAGCGACTATCTGGAATTACAGGTGGAGCTTCTGTAGCAAAACACACTATGGCTGTAGCACTACAACCTGTTAATGAACTTAAAAAACAGATAGTACACATCCTAAATGAGACTACATCAAGCACAAGTGTTGTTGACCTATATGCTGACCTAAATAAAATTAGAGATGTTTGGGAAGAAGTGCACCACACTAGAGTTAAAGCACTTGTGTCTGATATGTTACAGAATGAGGACGCTATACTAGAGCATCTAATCACACCGGACTTTAACGGCATGATGTTCCTACGCTTCTCTCCTGATGATGATAACATTAAGCTAGTAGACCAGCTCTTATCAGAGACGCACCCTAGCAGTAAGTATCTTCAGGTGCGTTATTTAGATAAGGAACAGGCTATAGCTGTTACTCTAAATAAGAACTGTGATTTAGATGATGATGTGTTACATCTACTTGATACAGGCAGAACCATACCTAGAAATAACATTGTAGGTAAGAGTATGCCTACAGAGCTTTTAAACACATTCACAAAACGTATAGATAATTTAGATAAACTAGCTAAAGACTCTGTACTCCGTTTGTATTATGAGACACTACAGAACCTAGCTGCATACAGTAGACATAACTTTAGAGACTACACACACGGACTATTAGATGTTAAAAAGATAGACCAGTTGCGTAAAGTATTTGATCCAGAAAATATGATGGATTTAGATAAGTTCGGTATGCAGACTATAGATGGTTTTGTAAGTGCAGGTTCTTACCTCACACTTGCACCTCTCGTACCGATCAATGATGTTAAGTTCTATACTAATCCATTGCTCACTATTGAGACACTACTAAAGCGTAATGCAGAGCAAGCTCTTGATAGTCACACTACTACTGCGTACTTCCTGCGTAATGGTGACCTTAACTCTCTAAATCATTTTGACCTATCAGATAAAGAATGGTTCAGAGTACTAGATCAGCTTGAAGATTCATTTGTGGTTTGTGCTATGGGTACTGATGACAAGAGTGCAAAGTACTTAAGTAAGTTAGAGCGTCAGATTAAAGAAGCTAAATCTACTAATAACCTAAAAGAGTTAGAAAGGTTAGGTGAAGAATATAGAGCGTATAACCCAGTACAGATTAAAGCCTTTGATATTAGTACTTCTGTAGATTTACAGAGAGCAAAGGACGCAGACGCTGTGCTAGTTCCTAGAGTAGTTTATGAAACACTCTACGGACATGTAAATAATTTTACACCAACTAACCCTATAGTTCGTGGTTACAATAGATATGTAACAATGATGAAGGCATTTTACATCTCTACACTAGGTACGGCTATGCGTAACTATATAGACGAAA